TTTTTTCTCTATCGTAGTAGATTATATCTAACGATTCCGTAGCTCAGCTGGATAGAGCAACTGCCTTCTAAGCAGTAGGTCATTGGTTCGAATCCAATCGGAATCGCCATATAAATATAAAAACCTATCATATTTGGGGAGAACAAAATGTCAAGACATAATCATTGGCTTTGGAATAGTTCTTTCATCAATCAACTACATCAATCATTGTTAAAACTAACATCTTGGCTCTGGCGCAAGCAGAATCATAATCACTGATATTGGAGTATATATTATGGCGCTTTATCATGGGCACAAAGAATATGGTGCTGTTTATTATCTTACAATAATCGCAATCTGGCTCGTATTTGCTGTTGGTTGGGTTATGAATATTATTTCAATTTGGAACACGATGGATAATCCCTTAACGGCCAAGTTCATTCTTCGCTGTATCGGTGTTTTCGTTGGTCCAGTTGGCGCTATTCTAGGGTATCTTTCATGAATAAACTATTAGTCGTTGCTGCTATTTTATTTTCTACTTCTGCTCTAGCTGATTTTGATATTGTAATCTCAAAACGTAAACAGACTATGAGCGTTTATGACGGTGGAGAGCTTATGGACGTATGGCCAGTCTCTACTGCTCGTAGAGGTTATTATACCCCTACTGGAACTTTCCATCCTTATGCCTATCAACCCATGCACTACTCAAAGAAATACGACAATGCGCCGATGCCCAATTCTATCTTTTTTAGCGGTGGTTATGCAATTCACGCTACTCCTCATGTTGGTGCTTTGGGTAGACCCGCTTCTCACGGCTGCGTTCGCCTTTCTCCAAGCAATGCTTCTACTCTTTATAATATGACCAAAGGTGAATACACAACAATCACAATTAAGGAATAATTCTATGCAATCTAAAGAGTCTTATTCATATTCACATGCCAGCACTGTAATGTGGTCATTACAACAGGAATTGAATAGAAACAAGGCTCTTAGAACTAATGATTTGCACATACAGGAATATCTTGAAAGAAGAATTAAGGAATTGAAGGAATATGAAAAACAATGTTTAAAAATTCAAGCTTCGTAGAAGAGATAGAATCTCTCTGCAAAGACAAAAACATAGAATATATTGATGCTGTTGTGTTTTGGTGCCAGAAGAACAATCTTGAGATTGAAACAGCTGCATACTGGATCAAGAAAGACCCAGTGATGAAATCCAAGATTCAGCTTGAGGCTGAAAATTTAAATGTTTTGAAGCGGGGCGCACGCCTTCCAATATAAATAAATGGTTAAACCATTGTTGGAGGCCAATATGCTTTTAAAAACAATTGGCAAGCCAGCACATGTACCGAATACCGTGATAAAAAAGGCAGTGGTTTTCTACGCAAAATATTTGTTAGGCGCTGGAAAGTTATATGAAAACATACAATTAACTGTGATTTTTGAAAAGTTTGCAGAAAACGACAATGATTACGGTTACTGTGACTGGGTTGACGATAACCATTGCAGCAGAGTATTCAATATAACCATTGACAGATCTCTCAGCAAGAAAGAAACACTTTTAGCCTTGGCGCATGAGATGGTGCATCTCAAGCAGTATGCCAAAGGCGAGTTGAAAGATATATTCAGACCCATGAGAATGGTGAAATGGCATGGTGACAGGTATCTACATGAGAAAATGGACTATTGGGAGCAGCCTTGGGAAATAGAGGCTTATGGTCGTGAGAAGGGATTATACTTCAAATTCCTTAATTATTTGAAAACTGGTGAATGTGAGATTATTAAATGTCCTCCTTTGAAGTCTATAAAGATTACATAGCTCTTAAAAACCATTTCACTAAGAAAGAATATGACTACATAAAGTATAATGGTAAGACTGGTGTAAAGGCAGCGTCGTTTGCCAAACGCAAGGATAAAATCTTCTTTGACAAACTTGCGAAAAATCAGGATTACCATGAGTTTCTTATTGCTAATCTTAGTGACAATCCGAAGCTTTGGATTCGTGATCTTGCATATTCAGATGATGCTCAACTAAAGTTTCAGACTTGGAAGAAACGTAACCAATCTCTTTCATATATCTTTAAACAAGAAACCAACGAACATCTTTGTAAACCGTTCAATTACAACTTTGTTTGTAAGGATGGTGAGCATCCTATTCTCTTGAAACTATATCTGAGAAATGCTATATGTTTAGAGACTTTCTGTGTAATTTTAGATTTAACAGAATCTATTCCGTTCTTTGATAGGAAAATGGAATACGATCCAGTGTGGGAGGAAATCAGTCTAAAGGCAAAGAAATACATTCCGTTCATAAAATATGATAAAGATAAATTCCGTAAAATATTACTAGACTTTTACGGCTAATTGAAGTAGTATAAATATATCGGGTGATACAAATGCCCGTTATACAAACATACGATCATACGGAGATTAATATGGTAGATTTTGCTAAACTAAAAGCCTCTTCTGGTAAGAAGTCCCTAGAGTCCCTCACTCAAGAACTCACTAAAGTTTCTGGTAACGAATCAAACAACAAAGACGACGAGCGTTTTTGGCAACCAACTGCTGATAAGGCAGGTAATGGTTATGCTGTTATTCGTTTCCTCCCCGCCCCTGGCGAAGAAGACGTTCCATTCATTCGTCTATTTGAGCATGGTTTCAAGGGTCCAGGCGGTTGGTATATTGAGAACTCACTAACCACTCTTGGTAAGAACGATCCTGTTTCTGACTACAATACTAAGCTTTGGAATAGCGGTATTGAGTCTAACAAGGAAATCGCTCGTAAGCAGAAGCGCAAGCTTAACTTCATTTCCAATATCTACGTAGTCCATGATTCTGGTAATCCAGACAAGGAAGGCAAAGTCTATCTCTTCAAGTATGGAAAGAAGATCTTTGATAAGCTAAAGGAAGCTATGGAGCCTCAGTTTGAGGACGAAGAGGCAGTCAATCCTTTCGATCTTTGGTCAGGTGCTAACTTCAAGCTAAAGATTCGTCAGGTGGAAGGTTATCGTAATTACGATAAGTCTGAGTTTGATAAGGCTGGCCCTCTGTTCGATGACGACAAGAAGCTAGAGGCAGTATGGAAGCAGGAGTATTCTCTACAAGAGTTTCTTGCGCCATCTAATTTTAAGTCTTACGAGGAATTAGAAGCCCGTTTATCCAAGGTTCTAGGCTCTCCTAGCGCCCCTAAAGCTTCTAAGGTAGAGGATAGCCTAGACGAAGATAGAGCGCCCTCCTTTAAGGCTACTCACGCTCCTAGCTATTCTGGAGACGATGATGATAATGCAGAACTAGAAGAGTTTTTCAATAAACTAAAGGACAAGTAAAATTAGGGGGCATTAGCCCCCTTTTTTATGCACCCATGTGCTTTTTAATTTTCTTAGCTTCTTCCCAGTGATTGCCACCGATTAAAGATGCCCAATCTGGCCAACTAACATCAGCTGGATGATTATAATTATATCCAGCCATATCTCCGATATATCCAGATTGACCGCCGTTGACTTGAATGTTATTTTGAGCAGGAGTTTCGTTAAATAAACTCTCTTGGAATGTTTCTTGATTAGCAGCAGATTGAACAGCAGTTTGTTTAACTATCTGACTATTCATTTCTGGTAAAGAAGTTCCACCTATTAATTGACCTGGACCAATAGAAGGCATTAAGGCAGCTTGAGGCATAGGTGCGTTCATATTACCTAAAGCACTAGTTAGCATAGGTAAGAACGATCCTACTATTCCACCAAGACCACCTGGCATAAAACTATTTAAAGCTCCTAATCCAATTTGCATAGGTAGATTAGATCCAGCAGGTTCCATTGGTCTAGAAATAGCAGTAGAACCAGATTCTGTTCTTTCAGCACTAGCAGAAGGCGGTGGAACAGTTTGTACTGTTGTCATTGGCGTTGAGCCGGGAGTTAACGTGGATTTATTATATGCTTCGCTATGTGCTTGATCGGGTGATGCTCCCATCAAACCACCGATAGCAGACGCACCACCTCTAATACCTTTACCGCCTATTTGAGCATGAATATGATTATCGTGATCTTTAACTCTCCAAAGAACAGTATAACCAGCAGCTTGTAATTGTTTAGCTAACTTATCAAACTTTGGACCCCATACAGGATCTCTTGCTTCTACTATATTACCAGGAGCGTTAATATCCATAGCCATACCATCGTTATGCGCAGATCCAGGATGATGTTGCTCTGGATGAACGCCTCCGAAAGCTGGGTGCTCAGAAACTCTAATTCCCATACCTTGAAGAGCTTTTCCTAAAGCGACTAGATCGCCAGATGGTAAAGGAGAAGCGCCTTCCATTCTTTCTGAATCTTTACCAGAAGGAGTTACAGCAGCTGGTGTAGCATCAGATCTTGGAGTAGTAGCAGAAGCTGATTCTGATGGATTAGTAGAGGAACCAGCACTATACGATCTTTCAAATTTTGAAAGATAAGAACTTGGTGTTATATTATTTCTTTGTGCTTCTGCGGATATAGTATGTTTAGGACCAAGAAAGTGAGTTAATACGGCGTTTCTCAATCCTTCCTTTTTAATTAGTTTTTGGAAGTAGTCATTAAATACCGCATCTTGAATTTCTGGTGGAGCATCTACTGCTCTTTTAAATTGAGTTCCAATACCAGCGCCAGCAGCTGCGCTTTGCCAAGTTGAGTCAATAAATTGATAAGCACCAGAAGCAGAACTGCCTGGGTTTTGTGCTTTATAACCGCCGCTACCTTTCGATTCAATCGATTTAATAGCATCGGCTGCGGCTTTCATATTAACGTTTTCTGGTCCAGACCCCCAATTAAAACTACTAGTATTAGAATCACCGCCGAGCATAGATGCGCCGCCTACCACAGCACCGGCACCGATACCCATTTTAGTTAATTCCCAAAGACCGCTAGAAAGAGTACCAACACCAGAGGTAATTGCACCAAGTAATCCCTTTTCACCTAGAGATTCTTTCATGTTCTCGTTTAGAGATTCGGTGCTATCGTTAAGGATAACGATGTTCTTTCCCATATCTCTAATAGAACCTAGAATGTTAGTTTCTACAGAGATAAGATCCTGCATGTAGACACCAAGTCTATCAATCTTTGACGACATTTCTTGAGTTTCAGATGCTACATCGTTTATAGAGTTTTCTAAATCAACTACATCTTGTCTTTGGCTTTTAAATACAGTATAAATGTCTTTTACGACTCTACTGATATTAGCGTTTGACTGCATAGCAGCCTGACGGAATTCACCCACGACTTGAGAAATTGAGAACTCCATAGAGTTTCTCATTTGATTTAGAATATAACTTAACTCTTCTGTGTCAGCCATGGTTTACCTTCTTATTTTTGTTTCTTGGCTTCTTCTACTTCCTTCAAATAATCAACTAACATCTGTACATAAATGTCTCTTTCGAATGGTATTAGCGCTTCAACTTCACTTATGGAATATTTATGATGCTGAACCATTGAAAATATCGTTGAATAATAGTTAGACAACGATGTATGACTCAGCGCCAAGTAAAAAAATCATTTAACGAATTCAGAACGATCTTTCGTTCATTACCCAAAGAATTTTCATATGTGATAACGTATTCCATTTTAGGAACATTTAATAGAAACTTTTGAATCTGTTCGAATGCCTTGATATTAAGGTTTTCTATAAAATCATTAAGTTCTTGCTTCTTATAATCTTTACACTGATATACTTCATCTTCATAATAGATCGAATCAATACATCGAACGATTAATTCAAACATATAATCCTTCTCTAAGGATAAGAAGTCTTTATCATCATATAGAGCAGCAGTTGGGTATTTCATAATGATTCCAGATTTTCCAGATAACTTGATGTTGTTATCGACATTCTCTGGATATACCATTTTAACATCATCTAGATTGATATCAAAATCATACTTCTTCTGATCTTCGTTATCTTTATATGTTACCTTGATCACGTTATCTACCGATAAAGATCTCAGCTTCAAGAAGATGTATTCTAAATCAAATAGTGCCAGCTTATTAACATCTAAAGTTTTATCAAGAGAGCAGTTGTTGATAATCTGTTTAATAGCTGCTAGAATATCAGCAGTATTCTCGCTCTCTTTTGACATAAGCAACAGTTTTTCTTCTTTAACTAAAAATGGTCTAAATTGAAATTCCTTTTTCATCGATGGTATTTCAATTCTGTACATTGGATAGTCAATTTTCGGTAAAGCCATATTAAAACTCCATTAATTAAGAACTTACAGTTTCCCTTTGTGTTCCTGTAAACATATTAGTTGGTTGTGGTCTAATAGTCTGCATACTTGAACCTTCGATAGAATACTCAGTGAATGCAATAGATACGTTGATCTTCATTAGATTGGTTGTATCAGCCCAAGATAAAGGAACTTCTCTAAGAGCCGTTGGAAAGGCTTCGAACAGATTTATCTTTTGAATGATATTACCAAACTGATCGCAAATCATAATAACAATGGTTGAAGAGAATTGGTCTTTATATTCAGCTGTGTAGTTTGGAGCTTGGCCGTTAACACCATTATACTGAAATACTGCTCTTGTCCACTGATACCAATATTGCCAAAACTCGCAATAATGATCGCCTAGAATAGAGATGTTAATCTCTTGGAACTGTGCCGCTATAGGTTGCTTCTGGGTTGGACCAATACCGTATCTGTTAATATCAGCGGTCGATAATGAGATGCCAGGCGCTCTGACTTGATCGATACGGAAGCTCATATTTTGAGCTATGGAAGCAGTTGCTGTAGGATTGCCTTGATTGCTTAAATATGCGTTCGCAAGAACTGGTGGCGTTTGTACCATGACAACGAATGAGTTGTTATCAAGATAACCAAAGTCCCTGATATTTGTTGCGAATCTGTTTATATTAAAAGCCATTTTGATTCCTATGGGTATTTGTTTACTTTGCTATTAATTTCCCATCTTGCCAACGGTAACATAATAACCTTATCCCATTGACTTGGGTGAATAAGGAAGAATGAGCTTCTAACATGACCATAAAGGTATCTTTTTATACAAGCCTGATATTTATAGAAATAATTACCATATTCTTTCAATACCATATATGATAAATTTTCTAACTTTGTTGTTGAATTATATTTGTCATTATTAAGTAGTAGGTTTTTCAATGAATCAAGAAGTTTCTTTCTTGCCAATGGTGTGAGATAATGCATGTTTAGACCTAGAAAACCGTCATCGTAAAATTCCATAGGAAATACTAGAGGGCAAGTGTCCCATATTGGCAACTTGTCTTTGGTCTTTGGATCGTAGATGTAAAGGTACATACTACCAACTGAAGGTCTGACTCGTTTTTGATATGTATTTCTTCTGTCTTTGGTAACTTCATCCAAAGTGTCATTAAACCACTCAACAGACTCTTGATTTTCTTTACTGGCCATTTAAAACTTTAATCCGAGTTCGTGTTCTGTCATGATAATAAATTCATAACCTCTATCTTTGCAGTATTCTCTGGCTGCTTTCCACTTTGCAGAGTTTACACCCCAGCGCATGACTTCTTTGATGTATTTATTAGATTTCTTCTTACTTTCTTGAATCACTGGTGGTTTTGTTTGACTGGCAGGTTTGACTTCAATTAAAATAGTCTTAGTCTTGTTATCAACTGTGTTTATTCTTGCAGTGAAATCAACAAAATATCTGTGGACTCTGTTGTCTACAGGCGAACGATATGGAATTATGGTTTCCTCTGAGGACCACCATATTACGTTAGGATCTGCATCGAAACGATTCATAACCAATAATTCCCATCTTGAACGGTAAATTATGTTAGTAGGATCGCCTTTATACTTACTAGGATTTTTTGGTTTAAAAATCCCTTTATAGGTAGCCATTGTTTGTAATCGGAATAAATATAATGAAAAAAGTATTTATAGGGGATTCTATGCCAAACTTTCCACAACCACCTGGAAGATATAACAAAGACAATAATGCCTTTCCAAATGATTTGGTTCAAGGCACAAGACAGTTTTACACCAGAATTGGGTTTGGTTTGTATGACTTCTCTTTATCGGGCGGCGCTGGTGCATTATCACTAGGTGGGTCTATAAAGCTCCCAATGCCAAAAAGAATCAACGATATTGAGAACATTATATGGGAAGAGTGGTCTGCTACACAGGCAGCACAAGGTGCCGCAGAAGGCGTTGTAACTAGAACTTTGGGTCAAGTATTTGGAACATCATTAACAGCAGGTATTACAGCTGCTGCTCCAATGGCTGGTATCGCTTCTGGTAGAGCTTTGAATCCTTTCCAATACATGATGTTCAAAAGACCAGGATTCAAGGAACACACATTAGAGTGGGTATTATCACCAAACACTCAATCTGAATCTGATTCTTTACAAAGAATTATTAAACAGTGCAAGAGGGCTGCTCTTCCAACAAGAGAAAGCACATTCTTGATGAAATACCCACAAATAGCTTTAGTTAGTTTCGTCCCAAATCAATATTTGTTTACCTTAAAACCTTGTGCTATCACTTCTGTACAAGTTAACTTTACAGGTTCTGGTGGTCCATCTTTCTTCAAGAGCGGTGCGCCTACTGTGGTAACTCTATCTCTTAACTTAAAAGAAATCCAGCTTTGGGAATCAACAGACCCAGACCTAATGTAACGGATAAAGTTTATGGCACAAAGATATTTCGACAAGTTTCCATTAATAACATATAGTAACAATCAAGTTGTTGATATTACTAAGCGTGTTGCTATGCTCGACAAGGTTTCAGAGAATCCTTATGTTTTCTACCCATATGAAATTACATCAAACGAGAGAGCAGATCAGCTAAGCGCTAGATATTATGAGGATCAATATAAGAGTTGGATAATATATCTTGTTAATAATATCGTAGATCCATATTACGAATGGTACATGAGCGAAAGAGAATTTACAGATTTTCTAGTTAAGAAATATGGCAGCTTCTATGACGCTCAAACCAAGATTAAGTATTATAGAAATAATTGGATTGGTCAAGATAATATAGACGTTAGTACATTTAACGCCATGTCTGCTGGTATGCAGAAATATTGGGAACCGACTCTAGGGACAAATAATAGAATTAATGGTTATACCAGAAAGAAAAATGATTGGACTCTAACTACTAACAAGATTATAACATATGGCGCTAATACTACAACATTTTCTGTTTACACTGATAAAGGTTTAGGCTTCAAGGTCGATGAGATCTGTGATATTGTATTCGATGATTATAATTCGGGTAAAGGACAGTTTGTTGCGTCTAGTAATAGTGAAATATTAATACAGCATGTTAGTGGGAGTTATTATACTAGCAACTCAGTGTCTATTACTTCTAACAGCTATATCTATGGTACAGAAAGTAAGGTTAATACTAAATTCATCAGCGTATCAACCGCTGCTAATAATATACCAGACGATGAAGTTGTATACTGGAGTCCTATTACGTATTTTGAATACGAAACTGAAAGAAATGAATATAACAAGACTGTTAGAATCTTGGATAGTGACTATAAACAGAATATGGTAGAAAGTCTTAAACAGAAGATTAAGGAATAAAATGCCTGCTGGTGATATAAAAATAACTTCAATTAAAGTTGGTAATATGGATCTAACCAGCACTGATAAAGTGTCTTTGGCTGGATTTAATGTTTATGAGGACATTCTCAACCCATATGGTCCAGTCGCTGAGATTAGAGTTGTAGATCCATCAGACGCTCTAGGTCAAAACAAAGTTAGCGGATCTTATGACCAAGATGTTGAGATCAAGTTCTCAGGAGATGATAACATCGGAAGTCTTGGTGGAGGTGGATCTACTCTTAAATTGAAGATGTATCAGAATAAGAACTTAAACGACCAGTCTGTAACCAATACAGGTTCTGGTCATCATAAGCAATATGATATTCGTGCTGTATCTCCAGAGTTATTAAACGCACAAGGTAATCACGTCGAAAAGAGTTTTAATGGAAAGACTGGTGATGTTGTAAAGCACATTCTTGAAAAAGGATTTAAGACCAAGAGACAAATTGAGATAGCAAGTACAAAACAAAGACGTATTGTTATTCCAAAGATGCATCCATTAGATGCTATTAAGAAGATGAACGGAGAACACGTTTCAGAAAAGTATGAGTCATCTTGCTTTGCTTTATTCCAACAGGCAGATCAAGGCGGTGAGCATAAATATGTGTTCAAGACGTTTGAAGAGTTATTCGAGAAACAGCCTGTTGTTAAGTTAAAACAAACAACAAATCTTAACTTCAGTAGCGCTAATCAACAGGAAAGACAAAATTCTATTATTTGGTTCAAGCCATCCGATTCATTCTTTACAGGTTCTAGAGCTTTAAGTAAATCAAGTGAACATACTATAGACCTTACAACCCATAAAGTTGTTGCGACTAATACGAATAAAAGTAACAAGTTTAAGTTCGCAGACGATAGTAAGATTTACGAGCAAGCACCATCTTATGCTAATTCTGTTCCTATTAGATATATTCATGATAAGGTTAACAATAAGGATAAGCATCAGACATCAGAAGCAAAAACTAAAAGAGCTGACTTTCTAGCTCAATTAGCACAGACATCTGCCGAATTAGAAGTTTATTACAATCCTAAGATCACATTAGGTTCGGTTATTGAATTACAGATTCCAAAGAAAGCTAACGATAATACTGAAGAAGGTGAGAAGCAGTGGAATGGTAAGTGCTTAGTCGTTGCTATCAGAACAAAATATAGAGTGGCTAAAGAGCCACCAAATTGCACCATGATATTACGAGTCGTGAAGGGTAATTCGTATAAAGAAGGCGGTGGAGGTAATGGATAATGTTTGAGATTGGAGAGGTTAGAAACTTTGAAGACGATCCAACCAAATCAGGTCGTGTAAAAGTTAGAATTTATAATAACCATAACGACGAACAAGGAGTAAAGGACGATGATCTTCCTTGGGCTATGGTCGTTCATCCTATTACTTCTCCTGCTACTGGTAGAATGGGTATTTCGCCATCTGGGCTTAAAGTTGGATCCAGAGTTCTAGTTACATATTTACCACATGATACTGCTAAACAATATCCAATTGTATTAGGCTCTCTTGCTCGTGGTGATATGCCAGAAGGTAACGATGATAGTAATGGTGGCGTTGGAACAGATACTCAAGACGCTCAGAAGAATTCAGGTGGTAAGATTAGAAAGCCAGGAATTGATAATCCAGCTTATACGAAGAAGGACAATAATTAATGGCTAAAAGCGCTTTCGATCAAGGTAAAAGAGTAAGTCCTAATAATCAGACGATGGGCGGTAAAGCACCAAAGAAAGATCCAAAATATGCTGATCCACCAGCAGTTAAACCAGATGATTCTAAAAAGTTAACAGACGTTAGAGATAAGTTTGCTCCTAATGCCGATAAAGCAACTTCTGCTTCGGCTGATAAAGGTCAAACTGATCTTCCTTCTATTATGCAGATGGTAGATCCACAAGGTAACGCTCAGCAGTTTCCACAGATGTATCAGCAAGCCATGATGATGATTAGTATTCTTGGTATGGGCAGTGGAATGGGCGGTGGCGGCGGAGGTGGAGGTAACTTCGGTTCTGGCGTAGTTCCGTTTGTCCCATCAGGCATCATTAATGTTCTTGAAGATTCCTTTACTGGTGCTTTAGCCATCTTAGTTAGAAGATATGGATTTGAAAGAGTTATTGAAATCCTAGTTATGATATTAAGCAACGGCGGAATTGATAAGATTGATAGCGGTTATAGAAACTTAGTGTTAAATTCTGTTGCCAATCTAATTAAGGTTGCTCTATATTATGGTCCAGATAATATTCCAGTATCGGTTTATAACGAAGCAATCTTCGGAGCAAAGATACCAAACGCAGTTAATTTAATTACAGATGTTCCAGGCGATTGGGTCGAACAGTTTTATACGATAGAAGATGATCCATATCCCGGTTACAGAGAGTTTAAGCATATGCTACCAAGCTTAAATTCTACAGCTTATGAAAGAATGTGGGTAAAGAGAGAAGTAAAATCATACGTTTATGAATCTGCGCAAGAAGCAATCTATTCATACTCTGAAACATCTATTGCTACTTTATTGGATCCATATTTTAAACCAGAAACCATTTATATATTAACGGCTTCTATATTAAATACTATTTTGATTGATGAGAGTTATAATGTTGAAACGAATACGTTAAATACTACTATGGGTAGTGGTGCAGCAAACCAAAACCAAGGCGGCGGTGGTGGCGGTGGTGGTAATCTAATGGGTATGATGGGAGGACAACTTCAACAGCTTATGGGATTAATTCAAGGAGAACAGTTACCACAATCTGTATTAAATCAGGGTGAAGTTGGAAAAGTTCTTCAGCAATATACTAAAGATATGGCACTCAATAATCAAATCTTTGAATTAGGTAAAGGTGCTTTAGGCGGTGGTACGGGAGGTGCTTTAGGTTCTCTTGGTAATATGGGAGGTCTTTCTAATATTATGGGAGGCTTCGGTTCTGGAGGTGGTGGTATCGGAGGCATATTGGGTAGTCTTGGTGGCGGTAGCTTATTGGGTAGTTTTGGTGGCTTCGGTGGAAACTCAGGAGGCGGCGGTGGTGGAGCAGGTAGCGGATTCCCTGGTGCTTCTGGTGGAGGTAGTTATTCTGGTGGCGGTATTAGTTCTGGTGGCTTGAAGAATGTTTCGCAATTATTGAAATTATTAGGAATAAGTTAATGGCTGGAAAGAAACATAATAAGAAATTACCAAAGGATGCGGTAAGCGAACAGGACATAGAACCAAAATACGGTTATGTACACGGAGAGTGGGATGCTCTTGGTGGTCATCATATGACTTATGCTAATCCAGATGAACCTAAAAAGTTCTTCACTGAAAGATTAAAAGCCAGCGGTAGTTATGAGACCACACAACAAGACGATAACGATAAAGAGATTCATACTTCTATGTTTCCAGGTCAACATAGGGGTTATTATGCTGGAGGAAAGTCTACTCATACAGATGCTCACTTAGATATTAATGCTGAGAAGACTGGTAGATTAGAAGTCGGCGCTGACTTTGGACACGCTATTAAAAAGAATTATATCAGAGGCACAGGTGGTAAAGAAGTTAAGATTAAGGGCAATGAAGCTCATGTGACATCTCAAGCTTCTGGTGGTGTTTCCAGTGAAGGTTATAGCCAGACCAAGAGACAGAAGTTTGGCGGTGATCTATTCCAGCACGTAGAACAGAATCACGTTATTATGGGAGAAGGCGTACAAGCATCCGTATTTAAAAAAGACGTATCGATGTACGCTGGACAGAACTATGATGTTTATGTAAAAGAAAAAGGAAAAATAGAAACCACCAGTACGTTCTTGTTACAGACTGGTAACGATGCATCGGTTAATTCTGCTGCTAAGGTTTTGATTACGGCATCAGATGTAGCGAATGTTAAGGCACAAGAAATAAACTTAAAGGCTGATAGTAAGATCACTCTAACAGTTGGTGGATCTAGTATTACGATTGAAAGTGGAACGATCACAATTAAGGGTTCACAAATTAAGTTCGAACAAGGATAAGTGAATGCAAGCACATAGACACGGCGATCAAAGATCTTGTGGCGCTACAACGATTGCCACTCAAAGTTTTGTTACCATTGATGGAAAAGCTTGGGCAGTAGAAGGCGATCAGAATACGCACGGTGCTGGTGGATTAATCGCAAGTAAAACCTATCTTAAGATTGGTGGTAAGAGTGTGATTGTAGTAACAGATAACGCCAACCAAGATAATTTATGTCCGTCGCTTGGGGGAGAACACTGTAACCCCAAAGCATCTTCAGGCAGTAGTTTAGTAGACGTAGGATAAAATGGCAATTACAAGAGCAGACGCCCTAACAGGCACAAATAAACAGAAAGATTTCTTTTCTGATTTCACATCTAGCTTTGCTAAAACTCCTTTTGGTAATCAGTTAGCAAGGGTTACAAATGAGCAGTCAGTAAATCAATCTCTCAGAAATCTTATTAAAACTAATCTTGGTGAAAGACTATTTCAGCCATTGATTGGGTCTGATGTCTATAATGCTTTGTTTGAACATAATACAGCAGAAAACGCTCATGAGATTGAATTATTGATCGAAAACACTATAAAAAACAATGAACCAAGAGCAAATCTAATAAAAACGACTGTAAGTATTGATCCTTCTGATGAAAATGCACTTGATATTACAATTCTTTATACTTTAATAAATAACCCAGAACCAATTACTCTTACCGTCCTATTAAAAAGAGTCCGATAATGGCAAACAGCTCATTAGTTTTAAGTTCCCTTGATTTTGACACTCTCAAAGGCAACTTCAAAGAATACTTAAAATCACAATCAGTTTTCAAAGACTACAATTTCGATGGGTCTAATATCAGCGTCCTGTTAGATGTCATGGCGTATAACTCATATTTGAATTCTTTCTATTTGAATATGGTTGCGTCAGAAATGTTTTTGGATTCAGCCCAAAAATACAATTCTGTCATTTCACACGCTAAAGAGTTAAACTATACCCCAAGAAGCTCTCATGCGTCTGTTGCTAATGTCTCTTTTACGGTATCAACTACAGGTATTGGCGCTAACAAGATTACAATTCCAAAGGGAACAAAATTCTCCGGTGTTAATTCTAATGGAACATATAATTTCGTAACCGATCAAACTACAACGTATGTGTCTAGTAATAATTATTACGTTATTGATAACCTTCAAATCAATCAAGGTATATATTTTCAAGATTCGTTTATAGTTGATTATAACATTGAAGATCAAAGATTCATTTTAACGAACGATGGCATTGATACATCATCTATTACTGTAACTATTTCTGATAGTTCAGGTGCAAATTCTGTTTCTTATTCTAAGGCTGACAGTTTATTCGGTCTTACAAGCACATCAACCGTTTTCTTTCTACAAGCCGTAGATGGTGGTAGATATCAAATTGTTTTCGGTGACGGATTGTTTGGTAGAAAACCAGATAATCTTTCTTCTATAACTGTTAGTTATATTGTCACAGAGGGAACTGATGGTAACGGGGTAGATAATTTCAGCATAACTGATAACTTAGGCGTCATCAACGGCGGTAGTGCTACTGTATCTGACATTAATGTTATAACAGCTTCAACCATCGGTGCTAATCAGGAATCTATTGAATCTATTAGATTCGCTGCTCCTAGAAAATATGCATCACAACAAAGAGCCGTTACTTCGGACGACTATGCATCTCTTGTTGTTAGTGAGTTCGGTGGACAGATCGATGACGTTATCATCTATGGTGGTCAAGAATTGGAGCCAAAGGAATATGGTAGAGTTGTTGTTTGTATTAAACCTTCATCTTCCACTATCGCTCCTGATTATCTAAAAAATCAGATTAAGACGTATTTGAACGATTATATTGTATTACCAAACAGAGTTAAGATTTCAGATCCAGAATATTTCTATATCAAAGTTGATACGGTGGTTCAATATAATTCAAAATTAACTACAAAATATGCCAATGAAATACAAAGCAGTGTTTTGGATGAAATTCTAGCATTCAGTAAAGCTCATATTGAAAAATTCGGCAATGATTTTAGATATAGTAAGTTTGTAACTCATATTGATGAGACTGACACTAGTATCACCAGTAATGATACAAATATCAAGATCGTTAAGAAAATTTCACCAAAATTAAACTTTCAAACATCTTACGATATTCGCTTTAATAATAAACCAGAACAAGAAGGCGTATATAATGGCATAGCGTATCCAGACGAAAGAGTGTTCACAAGTACAGCGTTTGATTATGTGGATTCATCTGATGTTATTTGGTCTAACTGCTATTTGGAAGACGATGCTATCGGCAATATCATTTTATATACGTATATAAATGGCGTTAAATACGTAGTAAACTCTGCAATAGGCACAATTGATTATGTAACAGGTCGTGTTATTATAACCAACTTGAAAACATCGTCGTATATTAATTCGATAGCGTTGGAATTATCAACACAAAATAAAGATATTATTTCAACTAAGAATATGATCCTATTAATTGAGGCTGAAGATGTATCCATAGAAGTTATAGAGACGGTAGTAAATTAAGATGGATTCTTATACAGAAAAGTTCATTTCTAATTTTATTGAAAGTCAGTTTCCTCAGTTCTACCAAGAGGAAGGTGAAACATTTATTCTATTCGTTAAAGCATATTACGAATGGATGGAATCCAGTGGTGATATTTCAGGAGACGCTCATGGCGGACCAATTAGAGAATCACGTGAATTATTAGAATATAGAGATATTGATACTACAGTCGAAAAGTTTCTTGAATATTTTCAGAAGAAATATCTATATGGTATCCCATTCAATGTTATCGTAAATAAAAGATTTCTATTAAAACACATTATCGACGTTTATAGTTCAAAGGGAACTATTCAGTGTTATAAACTTCTATTCAAGATGATTTATAACGAAGACGTTGAAGTTTATCTCCCAGGCAGAGATGTTCTTAGAGTATCTGATGGTATTTGGATTGAACCAAGGTATTTGGAAGTATCTTTAACTACCAATCTCTTGGATCTTATTGGTAAAAATATTATAGGTAGTGCATCTAAGACGACAGCTCTAGTTGAGTATATTAATACCGAATACGTCAATAACGATGCTATTCAAAAAGTCTATATTTCTAATATATCACCAAAAGGCGGTGAGTTCGTAGTTGGTGAAAGAATCATAGATCAGCGTTACATATCTAATACAGAGATTGCATCAGCTTCTCCGCTTATTCTTGGTTCTTTGGATAGTCTAGATGTTTTCAACAGTGGCGTTGACTTCCAAGTTGGTGATATTCTTAAGGTAGCAAGAAGAGATCCAGGCACTGGCGAACAGATGGCGTTCGGCGTTGATGCTTATGTTATGGTTAAATCTCTTTTTCGTGGTTATGGATCTCTAAACTTCACAATTCTAAACGGTGGCTTTGGTTTTATGGCCAATGCTTCAGTGTTTATTTACAAGAACGTATTAGATACTACCGGTAGAGGCGCAGACTTTAACATTAAGCTTGCTGATACTCAAAATCTAGTATATAATACAGATCCTCTAGTTGGTTATTTGGATCTAACTCTAGATGCTACTGCATATGGATTTCCAAGTAACACTTCTGCTAATTTATCATCAACATTATCTGACGCTCTTGCGTTTTCGAATGGTCTTTTTGGAAGAATTGCAACTCTAACCAACGTTCAAGCTGGTAATGGATATATTGCTCCCGCCAACGTTTTCGTTAGATCAACAATAACGTCTATCAACATACCAGGAAGAGTTACCTATTTTAGAGCAGATGATATTTTAAGTGCGTTTACATCTACAATATATGCTAACACTACATCGGTTAACAACACAAGTCATGCTTTATTAATAGCAAACGCAAATACAAATTACGATGTAAACGATTTAGTATTATATCGTGTTCCAACTGGTAATGTTGCTATAACGAATCTTAACCCAAATACATTTTATTACGTTAAGACGACAAATACAACATCTGTGACTTTGAGTAAGACGTTAGGTGGTAACGTTATTCAAATTTCAGCTAATACCAATGCTAGTGCCGAAACTCATTATCTACTAAACGATATTGTATATCCAACCACACCATCAGTTAATGGTTATTCGGTTAATGTTTATGCTAATACAACCAGCGTTAACAACGCAACATATGATATTAAGAGCGCCAGCGCTAATACATATCTAAAGGCAGACGATTGGATTTATTACGAAGTCCCATCAGGAAATACTCCAATTGTTGGTCTAACTGGTAATAACATCTATTACATTTATGCCTCTAATAGTTCAGCATTTAGTCTTACTACAGAACCAGGTGGATCTCAGATTTTAATTACTGAGCCAATAACAACAGCCGGTGAGACGCATACATTCAAGACCACAAGATTTAAGAAGTATTTCGCTAATGATGATATTGTTTACCTAACAGCCAATAACTCCAATACAGATACAACTGAATTAGCAGTCATTAGACAAGTTGTTGATGATACTAAGATCGTTTTATATGGCTATCCTAATAACACGTGCACTGATAGTTCTGTATATGGCGTTGCTCCCGTTATCATGCCAGCACAGTTCGCTATTACTGAAACTGTTATGAAGCGTCTAGATAAGACGATTAATGGTATTAACGATAGAATTTTAGCTCTGAACTCAAGCGGTAACAATATTGTCGAGACAGTTAGGGCTATTAATTCTGGTAAAGCTTACGTTGAAGGCGAGACGGTTCACGCATATAGATATGGTATTCTAAACGTCCCAACTATTGCTAATTCTGGTATTGGTTATGCTAATGGTGATACTCTTATTTTCTCTGGTGGTCTTACATCATCACCAGCAAGAGGATCAATTCTAACTAATTCATTGGGCCACATAACTTCAATCAATACAACTGCTGGCGCTTGGTATGCAGGTTCTGGATATAACTCAGTTCCTTCTGTTACAGTTAGATCTACAAACAGTTTAGCTTATGGCGCAGTTCTTTCAACAAGTATCATCGAATACGACACTGCTAGTGAGATTAGAGGTATTGTTAGAAAAACGGGTATCGGTAGAGGGTTTGGTTATTGGGGTGTAAATGACAGTGAGTTAAACTCAGATAAGCGCATTCAGGATAGTTACTACTATCAAGATTATTCATATGAACTAAAGTCTTCTCTTGCATTAGATAAATATAAAGATATTTTATACACCACATTCCACCCATCTGGGGCTGAAATGTTTGGTAAATTTGAGCTACAGCCTTCTGTCTTACAAAGTCCAATTACTCTGGTTGAAAGTGGGCCAGCATCTTTCTACAATTATACGACCTCGGATAGTACATATGTTACTGTTGATAGTGTAAATATATTAGTAAGTGATTATATTTACGCAAATACATGGTTGACCGTTGATTCAACGACTATAAATACAAGTAATGCAACATTAACAGTAGATAGAATAGGCTCTTAACCGTTAAAATAGGGGATATAAGGTGGCTACTCAACAAATCACAATTAACGTAGGAACTCCAAATGGTGGCGATGGCGATCCATTAAGAGACGCCATGGTTTCTGTAAATCAGAACTTTTCAAATCTATTCAGCACAGCTATCGTTAATACAAACATCACAGTTGGTAACACGTCTGTAAATACTGTTATCAACTCTTCTTCGGTTTCAATTCAGTCCAATAATGGTTTGATTGTTGGCACTAGCACAAACGGCGCTAATGGCTATACATATCTACCAAATGGGTTTAAGATGAATTGGGGATGGATTTCAGCTAACAGCACTGATGGTAATGCTACGTTCACATCAGCTTTTACCACCAATGCTTATGTTGTAACGGCTACAAGTAACTCAACAGTAGACACATATCAGGCAGCTGTTGTAGGCACTAACAATACGGTAGCTCGGATTAGAACAGCTAATGTTACATCTACAAATGTTTATTGGACAGCCATAGGGTATTAAGAATAATGGGTTTACTGTTACCATCTTATAAAAAAGCAATAATCGATGAGTTGTTAGATAACGTATCTTCAAATACGTCATACTATTATGCTTTTGCAGCAAACCCAACACCTCATAACGGTATTATTCCAACTATCTCAAACGATGATCAATTAGCCCTTTTTACTAACGATTGGGAAATGATTTTCGGTAAGAGATTATATCCTTCTAATTTTGCACCACTGATTAAAAACAATCAGTGGACTATTAATTCTATATATGATAGATATGATAATACTGATAAAAATCTACTAGCAAATAATAATTATTATGTGATCTCTCCTCCAGAATATACCGGTGGTAGTTATAACATTTATAAGTGCCTAGATAACGCTAATGGTGCTCCATCTACTATTAGACCAACAACGATTCAATCTTCAACTTTCCAAACTTCGGATGGATATAAGTGGAGATATTTGACTTCTATCACATACAAGCAGTATGTTACTTTCTCCACTGTTGATTATTGCCCTGTTTACGCTAATGCAGTTACAACTCTATATTCTAACACATATGCTGGTGTAGAAGTTGTCATGATTTCTAATTCAGGATCTGGATATTCGGCTTATCATAATGGTATCGTTAGATCTGCTAACTCAACGGTCATTCAGATTGAAAATTCTGCCAGCGATCAGAACGATCTTTATAAAGGCTCTGCGATTTACGTCTACAATACAATAACGACAACTTCTCAGATTTTCCAAATTTCAAGTTATGTTTCTAACAGCGTTGGTAACTGGGTTTACCTTTCAACTGAAGCTAATACAACAAGTATACTTCCAAATGCTACCCAATATAAGATTTCACCAAGAGTTGTTTTTGATACTGACGGGTATAGACAACCAGTTGCTTATAGCGTTGTAGATTCTACATCTAATACTATATCTGATATCGTTGTTCTTGATGTTGGTGAAGATATTTCTAGAGCTTCTATTTCGTTGGATACAAATTCAGGTTCTGGTGCTAATCTTTATGCGATTACTCCCCCACCCGGAGGTCATGGATATGATATTCTATCCGAATTAAACGTCCAAGGTATCTCAATTCAATTTACATTCTCTAATAACGAAAACTCAACGATTCCAACAGAAGCCAAGTATAATAAAGTTGGTATAGTCAAGAATCCACGCATTTTACTTGCTAATACTGATAGAGGTGGTCAATATACTGCTAACACATATAATCAGTTATTAGAAGCTACAGTTTCTTCGCCTATTGTTTTCACTGTTGGTGATACTGTTACTGGAGAATCCAGTAATGCAGTCGGAAGAGTTGCCTTTTCTAATACCACAGTCCTGTATTTGACAGGAGATAAATATTTCATCGATGGTGAAACCGTAACATCTAGCGATGGCACACAAAGCGTAGATATTACAATAACTAACTTAGGCGATGTATACGCAAAGAATTTAAGACCAATATATATTGAAAACTTGAATAATGTTACAAGGTCTAATACGACAGCAGAATCATTTAAGTTGATAATTCAAGTTTAAAAATAGGGACAGGAAATGCCTTTTAAAACAGACTTCAATGTGGCTCCATATTTTGATGATTATAACGAGTTAAAGAATTATCATCGAATTATGTTCAGACCCTCTGTTGCGGTTCAAGCCAGAGAGTTAACACAATCACAAACAATTTTACAAAACCAGATCGAAAGATTTGGTAATTGGGCTTTTAAAAGCGGTGATATTGTTGAAGGTTGTATTATTACTGATATTCCTGTTTTACCATACGTTAGATTAGCAGACTTCGCTTCAAATGGTTCCGCTAATAGTGTTGCTTTAAACGTTGTTGATTTAATCAATACTGTAGCCACTAGCGTAACTAGCAATCTAAAAGCTCAGGTTCTATTCGCCAATGCTGGATTCTCTACAAGCTATCCAGATAATAATATTCTCTATCTAAAATATTTAAATACAGGCACAGGTGGAGAAGCATTATATTCTAATAGTGACCTATTAACATTTGAGCAAGTAACTACCTCTGGTAATGTTGCGATTGCTAACGTTTATACTTTCGCTAATACCACACCAGGTCAGAACACCACTGGCAATTCTCATGGTATTTCGGTTTCTGATGGAATTATCTTCATCAATGGTGCTTTCGTAAGAGTATCAAACTCAACATTTGGTCTTGTTAATAATTTCGGAACATATGCTGGTAATAATGTTGTTGCTTTCGATCTAAACGAAACTATTGTTACAGAAAACCAAGATACTTCACTATTAGATAACGCTCTTGGATATACTAACGAAAATGCACCAGGCGCTCATCGTCTAAAATGCGTTCCAACACTAATTTCCATAGACCCATCAGAAATCACTGGTAATAATACAATTAACCCTATCGCCATTTACAATTTTGGCGCATTGGTTAAGAAAGATACTCAGAATAAACTTTATTCTACAATCGGTGATATTGTTGCTACCAGAACTTACGAAGAATCTGGTAACTATGTTGTTAATCCATTCGCAGTTGATACTATCAGCCTTCCACCCACTGGTGGAGCAATTAGCTTCAATTCAAATAACGTATTTGGTAGAATCAATCCCGGTTCTGGTTATGCTCAAGGTTATAGAGTCAACTTAGATGCTACCACATATATTAATATGCGTCGTGGTATCGATACAAAGACGAACCTAACGCAGCAGATTACATTTAATTACGGTGGTTACTTCATATTAAACGAAGTTGCCGGTAGCTTTGATTTCACTAAAGCACAGACTGTAACTCTATATGATACACCACAACAGGCTGTAACTACCAGAACATATTGCAATGTATCACCAACTGGCAATGCTATCGGTACAGCATCCGTTAGATGTTTCAATTACGCTGGTGGTGTATTAGGTTTAGCAGATACTTCATATTCTTTACACGTCTTTAATATTAAACTCAATACCGGTTATAATATTAATCAGATTAAATCTGTTTATTATGGAACAGGCACAAAGGCAGTCGGTGACGTTGTTTCGAATGGCATCGTTGGTTCTGCTTCCAAAGAACAATTGTATAGCTTTGGTCTAGGTGGAATAAAGACCGTAGAATATACAAGCACAAACTATGTTTATAGAAAGTTAATCACTGGTCAGAGCATGAATACCAGTGGTGTTATTTCTGTAACTTTACCAACGTCTGCCCAAGGTGGTATTGACGAGTTACCATATAGCGCTTCTTTAGTTCCTTTGACAGATCTACAAGCATCTAACTTTATGTTAATATGCGCAGCAGACGTTGATAGTTCTAATAACCCAGCCGGTGGTACTGCTAGTATTTCTTCTACATCAACCACGGTAACTGGTAGCTCTACAACGTTTACGACGAAATTCTTCCCTGGTGATAATATTAAAGTTGGCGCTAATTATAGAAAAGTTGTTAGCGTATCGAATAATACGGTCATGACCGTTGACGCTGTATGGCCATCCAGTCTATCTGGTCAAACATATAAAAAGAGCTACATTAAGGGTCAAATTCTACCAATCACACAGTATGGTGATAATGTTACCTCTACAATTTTAATCAATGATTCAACAACATTCACTATTAATTCTGGACAAATCCCAAGCACTACGTTATCGGTTGATGTTATATTAAACGTTCTTAGAACTCAGGTAAAGCCTGCAACTAAGGACATTTATAAAGATCGATTCGTTAAGATTAAAGTTGCTAATAGCGTAGGCGGTCCAAATGGTCCATGGTGCCTTGGTGTTGGTGACGTTCATAAGATTTCGAAGATTTACTCTTCAACTGATGGCTCTTTCAGCACGTCCAACATTGACGCAACTGCGGATTTCATTTTAGACACAGGACAGAAAGATACCCACTACGATTACGGATATATCTATTCAAGATATGGTTCTTTAGATCCAAATACTTGTTTATTAGTACAAATGGATTATTTCAACGCTAATACTCAGCAGGGTATTGGATTCTTTACAGTTGATTCTTATCCAGTTGATGATGCTAATACAGCAAATACTAATGCTATTCAGACTAAAGATATTCCTCTCTATGTCGATGAGGCTGGAACTAAGAGATATTTAAGAGATTATATCGATTATAGAACTCCAGCTAATAACACGGCTAATAATACTGGAACGTGTAATACAGCTAATGTTACACAGCTTACCGCTGCTCTTTCTTATGCTACAGTTAATCCATCTGCTACTCTAACTTTCAAGTATGATTCAACTTATGGATTAGACGTTCCATCTTATGGTGAGAACTTCGAAGCAAACTATACCTATTATCTACCAAGAAAAGATTTGATCTATATTACGGCTGATAATAAGGTTAAGGTTAAGGAAGGTCTATCTTCAGCTAATCCTCAGAAGCCACTATATCCTGAGAACGCTATGGCGGTTGCTGTTCTTAACGTTCCTCCATATCCATCCTTATCTTCTGATGAAACCGATGGAATGAGAGCATTAAACGCATCAGCTAAAAATCTAATTAGAGATACCAACACCGCAATTTCATCAACGATTGTAACAAATCGTCGTTATACGATGAGAGACGTTGGTAAGCTAGACCAAAGAATTACCAATCTTGAATATTACACGCAGCTTTCTTTACTAGAGAAAAAGGCAACAGATCTAACTGTTACAGATGCTAACGGCCTAGATCGTTTCAAGAATGGTATTTTCGTAGATCCATTCAGCAACTTCTCTCTATCTGATGTATCTAACCCAGAATTCAATATTGCTATCGATGCCCAGAAGGGTGTTGCTAGACCTGCTATCGTAAGAGAAGTTGTAAAAATTAAATTCAATGATGGTAGTACAACTGCTGTTACAAATAGCTCTGGAACTTTCTATGTTGACTATGTTAATAACGTCCAAAAAACGGGTCGTTCTATCACACTACCATACGATGAGATTTCATTCTTAAGACAACCTTATGCAACTAAATATAGAAGTTCTGCTCTCGTAGCATTTGCTTGGAATGGAACTGTTATTCTGATCCCATCTTATGATAATCACGGCGACACTATCAATACTGGTTCTATGAATATTGTTATTGACAACGCTACACCATGGAGAGATTTCGCCCAAAGCCCATTCGGTCAGACGTGGGGTGATTGGAGAACATCAGTTTCTTCCGTTAGTAATAGCGTTATCCATCAGGTTACAAGAGACGTTAATCTTGGTTACGTCGCTGGTGGTACAAATGCAGGCGCAGTTGCCGCTAACATTTGGACGTATCTTGGTCAGGCTGGTTATAACCCAACCGATTTCACTATCGGCAACCAGAATATCCAATGGACAGGATCTGATATTAGACTAAAACGTGAGATTAGATTCTTGAAGAAACTGGTTAACGGAATTAATCTATATATCTTTAAGTATATCTGGAGTGACATTCTATACGTTGGCGTTATGGCTCAGGAAGTACAAAGAGTCATACCAGAAGCAGTTAGAGCAAATCAAAACGGATTGCTTTCTGTTAGTTATCCAGCTATTGGAATTAAGTTTGAGACATATGAAGATTGGAAAACCAATAATTCTATGATTTAACGGAGATTAAATTGGCAAGTTTATCTACAAATACTACAACTACGGTAACAACAACTACATCTGATAGATCTGGTTTTCAGTTACAGGTAGACTCTCAGGCCAATACCATTTCGGTTGGTGATTACGTTACTGACGTTTCTATTCAGCCTTATATTGCTCCTAGAATTATTTCTTTTCTTGCTTATAATATGCGTCCTAATCACAGAATGCATATCTTCTTTGATAGCATTAACGTTGACGATTTTTGCGCTCCAGCGGTCAGAACTGTATCTAACACCTATAACACAGCTATCACCAACACTTCTGATTATAATAGCATACCTAGAAACGGTAACTGGGGAACGGCTATTTACAGTGATGTTAACGGTGTAGTTGCAGGTCAGTTTGCTATTCCAGAAGCTACATTCAGAACTGGCGACAGAAACCTACAAATTTCAGACGTTGATAGCTTATCTTTAGGTAATACGGCTTTTACAACAATTTGTTCCGGTAGATTTACAGCATCAAATCTAAGCGTTTCAAAACGAGCTATCACACTAACGACAGTAAATCCACAACTTTCTTATCAACCCATTGAAGAAAGAGTTGTTACTACAAATACTAGTGTTACCGTTCAATCTATTCCTGATATTCTAAACGTAACAGCTTTCTATGAACCTATCGCTCAGTCCTTGACGATTAATACATATGATGGTCAAGCTGGTATTTACGCTACAGCTCTAGATATTTACTTTAAACAGAAATCTCAAATTTCTACTAACGGCGTAACTGTTTATCTTTGCGAAGTTGATAACGGCTATCCAAATGGTAATGCCATTCTTCCATTCTCAACGGTTCACTTAAATAGCAGCCAGATTTCTGCCAGCAACGATGCAACTGTTCCTACTACTTTCCGTTTTGAATCTCCAGTGTTCTTAGCTAACGGAAAACAATATGCTTTTATCGTTAAACCAGATGCCAATGACCCAGACTATTATGTTTATAGTGCTAATTTAGGTGACATTGATATCACAACTGGCGCACAGGTATTCAGTCAGCCAACAATAGGCACTGCGTTCTACGGCGCTACTATGAATCAGTGGACTGCTCTACAGACAGAATATATTAAGTTTGAACTGAAGAGAGCAAGCTTTAATCAGAACTCAGGTAACGCATATTTCAATAATATTGATACAGATTTTATTGAAATATATAATCTATCTTATGTTAATACATCAGCTGGTGTATTGCCAGGCGATTATGTATTCGATTGCGACCAGAATAACTTTAATATTGTAGCTAACACTACAGGATTTAATAATAGCACTGATGTTATTAAGATCACTAACGCTAATACATACATTAAATTATACGATAGAGTATACTATAGCGTTCCAGCGGCAAATACTCCTATTGCCCCACTAACTGGCAATTCTTATTACTATGTAAGTTTCGTAAACACATCATCGGTTGCGCTTTCTTCTACGGTTGGTGGTGCTAATATTGATATTACCGATACTAGAACAACAGCTACAGCCGAAACACACGTTATTAAATCGTTGAAGGCTAATACTAGCATCTACGGTTCATTGAATTATTTTGATACCGTTAAGAGCTTATTGTACGTAGATGATACAACTGGTAACTTTAAAGAAAATTCAAATATCCAGATTCATAGATTTGCTAATTCAACGGCTATCTCAAGCGTTGGACCTAGCCATAATACCATGGTTGGTTTCGCAAACTCTTCAACTTTACATAACGTCGTATTAGACGCATTAGTTCCTCAGTTTGCATATATTACTCCAGCCGGAACTACCTTATCCTTTAATTATAAGGGAATGGCTAATACATACGCTGACTATTCTTCTGATGTAGAACAACCAATCATACCTGGGTATGAAGTAGAGTTTTTAGATAAACAGAGAATGGTAGCTAGTAGAACTAACGAAATTACATCTGGTGGTAGTAAGAAGTCTATGCAGATTCGTGCTAATCTAACCACGGATTCTGAATATATTTCTCCCTTGATTGATACTGTTAGAAATCAAGAACTCGTTATTGGTAACGATGTTGACCCAGTATCGTTCAGTTACGAAGAACTCTTAAATAATGGCACATCAAAGTCAAAGTATATTTCACAGATTGTAACTTTGGCTACAGGTCAAGACGCTCAGGATATTAATATATCTCTAACGGCATTTAGACCACCAGGATCTGATATCAAGGTTTGGGTTAAGTTCCTAAATGGCGATGATACTGATCCTATGTCTTCAAAAACTTGGACTCCTTTAATTAATCAAAACGATTCTTTCTATAGCGATCCAAGTAACCCATCAAACTTCAGCGAGTTCGTGTATACAGTCCCAGCAGCTTTTGGTATGATCCCAGTCGTTGGTACTATAACTGCTGCCAACAGCAGTGCAACTGTTACAGGGTCTGGAACATCTTTTACTACAGATCTAAGCCCCGGTTGGTTCATAAACGTAAGAGCTAATACGTCATTCAACGAAACCACGAGACAGATTCTATCAATTCAGAGCGATACGCAATTAACTTTAGATTTACCGTTTAATGGTAATTATACAAGTAATGTGTTCTTCTTAGCGGTTCCTCCAACTACAGCTTGGTTATCATCAAATACAACTACGGCTATAACTGGAACGGTTTCCACCTATACGACCAATAATGCTATTATTGGTAGCGGCACTGCCTTTACAACAGAATTGAATAGAGGTTCTATTCTATTGGTCAATAACGACGAACAAGTTGTCGTTTCGATTGCTAATGATACTTTCTTAAGCGTTGGAACGCCATGGACTTCTAATAATTCTGGAGTTAGTGCTTATTCAGTAACGCCAGCTGGATTGACATACCTAAACAGCAATTTCAACTTATACTCTACCTTTAAGAGATTCCAGATTAAGATTGTTCTTCAGTCAGATGATACCTCTAAAGTTCCAGTATTAGATGATCTAAGAGTCTTAGCGTTACAACTATAAATAATAGAGTCGGAGATATTACATGTATATCAAGACAGACGTAGAGGGTTTGGTAAAGGATTCGAAATCTGGCGCAATATTGAATGTAGATAATTCGAAATTAGAAGCTTATAAAAAGCAGAAGAATTTCATGGAAAACAATATGCGCAACAGTGACAGAATCAATAAAGTTGAGAGAGATCTCAATGAAATTAAAGAAATGCTAAGCCAATTATTACAGAGAAGTTAATAAATGACCGTAACAGTTGCAAATACCGCAAATAATAATACTTTCGATTATTGGCGCAATAGAACCAATGAAATAGCATATGCTTTATCAACATATGCTGTTACTGCTGGTGGTTCTAACGCAGCTGTTGGCGATGCTACTATCACTGGAATCTTTACTTCCAATAACTTAACTACGAATACAGCCAATATCGTTTCTTCGGTTGTAATTGGTAACTCTACGATATCAACAGCTAATACAACTAGAGTTAATTCTAGTTACATATCTGTTGGTAACACTATTACCAATACGATCATCACACCATCTGCTGTTAATACGTCTGCTACATATATTGGATCTAATCTATCGACCAATACTACAACTTTCTGGGTTGGTCCAACTACATCCAATGCTTATCTTAACAAGACAAATCTTGTAATCAACAGCCCAACTTCTAATATCGTAGTTAACGCAGCTTCGATTTACCTATCAAATAACGATTCTCAGGCTCTATTAACGCCTCTTGATCTGACGATTGGTAATAGTATTGTTAATACAACAATTATTACAACAGGCGCTGGTGGTTTAATCGCTAATACAACTGCTGTAAAGGTAGGCTCCAATGTTTACGTTAATACTTCAACAGTATTCGTAAGTAACAGCCTAACTAACGTTGTAATTAATACAACATCGTTTGCTCTTGGTAATAGCGTAAACACGACGATTAACTCGTCATCTATGTCTTCTTATAACGTATATCTTGGCTCAAACGTCATTGCTAATACGTCTACGTTGTTTATCGGTAATAGCACTATCTATTCAGTAACGAACTCAACCGTTACTGCTATGGGTAATTCTAGCGTTAATACAACTATCAATTCTTCTTCTATTGCTACAACTTGGGGCTTCTATGCTAACGATACTGGAATTATCGTTCCAGGTTTAATTACAGGTACGATTAACACTCCAGCTATCGCTTTTGGTACAGGCACAACTAATACTGTAATTAATACCACATCGTTTGTAGCATCAAACTCTACTGCTAATACAACAGTAACAGCACTAACGATTTCAACAAGAGGCTCATTAAGCGTAGCCAACGCTATAATCGAACTTGGATTAGCAGGTAGTGGTTACGCTAACGTTAAGAATGATCTTTTTGTTAGAGGTAATCTAGTTGTTAATGGTAGTTTAACGTATACGGGTAACGCAGTTGGTGATCTAATTCCATCAACCGATAGCGTTTACAGCCTTGGTAATACATCAAATAAATGGTTTAACATTGTTGCTAACACTCTTTATATCTCTAATAACGCAACAGTTAATAATAACCTAACAGTTACAACGTCTTTAACAGTTGGTGGTGGTACAGGTAATTCGTTTGTTAATTCAACCGCTCTAAATGTTAACGGCTATCTAATTGCCAACTCAACCGGCGCTTATGGTATTGGTACAGTTAACGCTGTATCTTATACGATTGGTTCTTCTTCGGTTTCAAATAGTTCTGGTATCTTTATTGCTAATACTACAGGAACTGTTAATACCGCTACGTTCTCTGTTGGAACTGCATTTACGGCCAATTCAACTCTAGTTAACGCTGTAGCCATTAACGTTGTTAATCAGGTTAATACTGCTACTCTATACGCTATAACATCAGCTAATATTGCTTCTGCATTCCTAGCTAATTCTACTGGTGCTTATCACACAGGTACAATTAATGCTGCGTCTTATACAGTAGGAACTACATTTGTAGCTAACTCAAGCTTCGTTAATGCTGTAGCCCTAAATGTTGTTAATACATTAAATGTTGGCGGAACTGCTACAAACGTATCTGCTAATTCTACATCGATTAAAATTGCTAACTCTACAACTAGCATTACTATCGTAAACCCAACCACTTCCCAGATAGCCCAAGGAAATACCTTCCTTAACGCTAATGGATCTTGGGCAGCTCTACCAACGATTCCAATTTATAACGCTGCTATCACCACAACCGGTACATCAACGCAGCTTATTGATAGTTATTCGGTCGTTACAGGTTTTGGTGCTGAATATGTTGTTCATGTATTCGATAATAACGCCAATAACAGAACTATGTCTAAGCTATTAACTGTTCACGATAGAGGTAATGCTTACGTTACAGAATATGCTCAGCTTGTTACGAACAACGTATTGGGTATATTCTCTGCTAATATTGCTGCTAACCTTACGCACGTTGTATTGAACTTTACACCAGCTGGTGCGTATACTAATACAACTGTAAGATTCTTTAGGACTGCTCTATAATGGCAACAAAAGCTAATCTAGTAATAGATCAAGGAAGTACATTTTCAGTAGATTTGGATCTCACAGATGAAAACGGTGACATCTTAAGTCTTGATGGTTTTACGGCTAATTCTCAGTTAAGAAAATGGTATACGTCTTCAAACTCTACAGCATTTTCAACTTCTGTTAACGCAGCTTCTGGTCAAGTAACTCTAACATTAACAGCCAATCAAACTGGTTCTTTAACTGCTGGTAGATATGTATATGATGTTGAATTAACAGAAACATCAACTAATGCTATTTCTAGAGTTGTAGAGGGTATAGTAACAGTTACACCACAAGTTACGAGATAATTATGGTAAACGTAGTAGTATCTAGACGAAGAAATATAAAAGTTTCATCAAATTCCACTGCTGGGGTTATAGATACAACTGTCCCTGTAACTCTAAAGAATGTACCGATAATAAGTAATGGTATCGATACCATAGACGAAATGCATGATGTTAATCTTACTCAAAGGAACGATGGCTCGACTTTAGTATATGATGAGCCTTCTGATACTTACGTTGTTAAGAAAATAGATTTTGGGGATATTGTGGGAGATCTTGATGGTGGAACCTTTTAAATAATAAATAGATTAAAAATCTAAGGGAGCCGAGCTTAAAATGGCCAATAACAGAATTCAAATTAAAAGATCAACATCTAATTCAGTCGTTACTGGTTTAAGTAACGGCGAATTTGCGTTTACACAAGCTTCAAATACACTCTGGATTGGCCTCCCAGACGGCTCAGGTGCTTTAAGAGTTGCTGGCGCTCAATACCCAGGTGTTCTTACAGCAAACCAGGCTATGGTCGTCAATGCCACTTCAGGTATTGATAAGGTCATCGTAGCTAACGCTGTAGTTTCTACTCTTTTTGCTAATGGCTCTCCCGGCTCAAACGGTCAAGTTCTAGTCACAAACGGAACCTCAATTTATTGGGGTACAGGCACATCAGGCTCTAATACCTATATCCAGTTTAACGACTCAGGCGTTGCTAACGGCGTTCCCGGCTTCACTTTTGATAAGACATCTAATACTCTTTATGTTGGCGATGTTATTACTATTGGTACAGAGTTTATTGCGAACGATACCGTAATCTTCCTTGGTAATACTACATCAAACACTACGCTTGGTGCTTATAACCAACCATATCAAATAGCTTTAAAGAGCGATACAAACGTTAATACCTTCATTCTTGCAGGTAACAGTAGCGTTAATACGACATCGTTTGTAAAGGCTAATTCTACTCAATATAGTGAAATTACAAAAACGTATAATGGTACGGTATTTGGACAGGCTCAAACTTATGTAACTAAAGATCTAAGCGGTCTATATCTACAGACAAGTAATAATTCCTTTGAATTCAGTGAGATCGATCTTAACAGCACAAATGGTTATTCTCAGGTTACTGGTAAGACTTTCAATCAGTCTACAAGTAATTCATATTCTTATGAAATCTCTTCAAATACGACTACTGCTTTCCTAAGATTATTTGACGATACAGGCGTTAATGCTAATCTAGTGGCTAATCAGAGCCAGTTAACGATTGGTAACACTTCTGTAAATGCTGCTATTAACTCATCAGCCTTCTTCGTTGTTGGTAATACGACATCTTTAGGTTCTGCTGTTTATAATTCAAACGGCGTATCTCTAGGTAATAATACAAGTACAGCTACTCCAGTTGTAAGAATGGCTAATACTACAGGTAATACCCTATTAGGTGTTACTTCGCTAGTATTTGGTGGTAACTCTACGACTCTTGCTCCTGTAACAATTAACGGCAATGGTGCGTCGTTTGGTGATAGCACTGGTACAGCTGCTCCTCAAGTTTATATTGCTAATACAGTAGGTAATACTACAGTTTCGGTTGCGTCTATCGTAATCGGCGGTAACTCAACTACATTAGCTCCAGTTTCAATTAGCGGCAATGGCGTTGTAATCGGTAATAATACTGGAACAGCTGCTCCATCTATTAACATTGCTAATGCTTACGGTAATAGCGTATTCAACGTTAATTCTTGGTCGCTTAGTAATTCAACCGCTAATATCTTAATTGCTAATAACGGCGGTGTTTTTGCTAATAACGGTACAGTTGTATTCGTTGGTAATAGCACGATTAACGCTACGCATAATTCGTCTGCGTTCTTTATTACTGGTAATTCTACCACACTAGCAACCGCTACGTATTGGTCAAACGGCGTTGTAATCGGCAATAATACGGTTACTGCTTCACCAACCGTATACTTTGCTAATACGACTGGTAATTCAGAGATAACAGTTTCTTCGATTAACTTTGCTGGAAATACTACAACTCTAGCTAATGTAACATTAACTGGTAATGGACTAGTTATTGGTAATACAAGCGGAATGGCTTCGCCAGTCCTCTATATGGCCAATACAACTGAATCAATTAACGTTGGTGTTAATTATATTCAGCTAACGGGTAATGCTACTACACTAGCTCCAGTTACGATTAATGGTAACGGTGCTGTATTCGGAACAACTTCTGGTTCAGCTTCTCCTGTAATCAGCGTTGCTAATACAACTGGTAACGTCCTAATTCAGACTTATCAGATTAAGGTAAGTAACGCATCTGCTACAGTTCTAACCGCTAATACGACAAAGATCGTATTCACTGGTGCTAACGTTGATGCTCTAGCGGCAGATCTAAAAGTTAATAATGCTGTAATTACTAATAATCTTAACGTAAACGCTAATACCACGCTTGGTGATTCTACAGCTGATAGATTAACAGTTCCTGCTCTAGTTAGCAGTAATTTGATTCCATCTTCTAATCAGATTTATCTACTTGGTAATAATAGCCTAAGATGGGCTGAAGGTCACTTCGCTAATCTACATTCTAATACTGGTTATTTCGACGGCGATGTTCAGATCGGTGGTAGCCTTGAGGTATTCGGTAACGTTACAACTACAAATGTAACATCGGTTATTGTTTCTGATCCAATGATCTATCTCGCTGGTAATAACTACGCTGGCGATTTAGTAGATATTGGTTTTGCTGCTAACTATTTTGATGGTACAACACAACGACATACTGGTCTATTCCGTGACGCTTCTGATGGTGGTATCTATAAGTTATTCACAAATTCAGAGCAAGAGCTATCTGGTAATAACCTAGTTAATACCGCTGCTAATGGATTTACTCTTGCTATTCTACAGACCTATATCGATTCAGCTGGTTTCACTTCAAACGCTACATCGGTATATATTACTGCTAATAGCTCACTTAACGTTCATATCGTAGCTAATACTCTTACGCTCTCAACTGCTCTAGCAGGAACAGAAGGTGGTACAGGATATAAGGACACGATTGATCAATCAATCCTAGTTGGTAACGTAACCAATGGTTATAACAGACTAACTCTAGGCGTAAGTGGCTACGTTCTACAATCGAACGGCTCTGCTCTAGTTTATGATATTCTGGACGGTGGTTCGTTCTAATAAGGATAGATATATTATGGATAATGATGAAAAGGTAGACAATAAAGAGAATCAATACTTAACCTTATACGTTCAAAAACAAGAACAGCTTATGCTGGAATATATAAGGAAAAGTATTGATCTCGAAATTAGATCAATGATTCTTGGTAACGTAGTTAAAGATATTTCAACTAAATACGAAGAATCACAAGATCAGATTAAAGTTCTTAATGGAAGTATGGATCAAGCAGTTAAGGGGCTAGATGCGTTAACCGTTGATAAGAAAATGTTTGAAGAGAGAGTTTCTCAATATGAGAATCGAATCAAACAACTAGAAAAAGAACTTAGTGAGACGCTTGTTGAAAAGAATCAATTTGGTAATGAGCTTTCTACTGTAAAAGGTCAGATTGACGATTATAGAAGATCTTCTGAAGAATCTAGAAGAGAACTACAACGTCAGACCGAAGAGTTGAATAGCATTCATAGAGAAATGGAAGAACTTAGATCTATGAAAGGCTCCGATACTAAAAAGGCAGCTAAAAAAGCATCAATTGATGAATTTTAATATACTCAGTATATACTGAGCTTTAGGAGAGCCTAGAATGGCTAATACGATTTTCAAACTGCGTCGTTCAAGCGTCGCAGGTAAAGTTCCTAATACAGCTTCGCTTTCAATTGGCGAACTTGCTATCAATTTATCCGATAAAAAACTATATTCTTCTGATGGTAGTCAGATTTTTGAAACTGGTGCCAATCTAAACTCCCTAAACGTTTCCACAAATACAACTCTTAACGTAGTTAACGTTGCTTCAAACGCTACGGTCAACAATATTATTTTTACGGGCGGTATCTTCGCAAACGGCGAGTTTGGTACATCAGGACAAGTATTATCTACAAACGGTTCTGCTGTTTACTGGGGAACCGGTGGTGGTTCAGCGAATGGTATATTGGATGTAAGACAACAATACGTAGGCGATGGCACGTCAAATACATACATCGTAACTGGTGGATATAGACCAAACGATATATCAGTATTCATAAACGGCGTTATGCTTCGTAATGGAGTTGACGTAGACGTTACCGATGGTGGTACGTTTAGTTTTACAACTGCTCCAGTTAATGGCGCTCTAATTGACGTTGTTGGTATTGGTACGCTCTACGCTAATGGTGTATCAACAACAACGTCGCAACAATTTACTGCGAATGGTACAGCAAATAGTTTTACGATTTCTGGTGGATACGTTCCATATCAGATTCAAGTATATCTAAATGGTGTTAAACAGATACCAGGAACAGACGTTATTATTTCTTCTGGTAGCACTGTAGATTTTACTTCAACTCCAGCAAATAATTTCATAGTAGATATTTTTGGTTATCAAACTTCTTTATTATTATCTATTGATACTACAGCACAGTATACATGGACCAATACTCATACATTTACGCAGACTATAATTGGAACAGTTAATAATTCTTTATACATAGGCGGAACGTCTGCTGCTAACGTTGTTTCTAATGCACAATTACAAGCTAACCTTTCGAACTATCAGACTTCTGCCGGATTAGCCAGTAACGTTGCAATTCTAACTGCTAATAATGCCAATAATCTTCTTGGATATACATGGGCATCACCTGGTGCAATAGGGTCGGTAACAGCTAACACTGGTGCATTTACGAACGTATCTGTTAATACCACTGTTAGCATTGGAAATTCAACAGTTAATTCAACTGTTAATACATCAGTATTACAGATTTCTAATACTACAGGAACAGCAAATATAACACCAACATCTATTTTCTTAGGGAACTCTTCAGTGAATTGTGTTATAAATAGTACGTCAGTGTATGTTAATGGCGTAGATTATAACCCAACCACAGCCCTAGCAATAGCAGTCGCATTAAGTTAAGGAACTCTAGAAAATGCCAGCAGCTTTTAAAAATTATCAAAGTAGGGCAGTGGGAACATCCAACACTCAGGTTGGTTCTTATTCAGTTCCTTCGTCAACAAATGCTATGATGTTGACCCTATCATTATCAAACATTACTACATCCCCAGTTACTGCCAATGTTTATCATAACAATGGCGCCAATAATACTTCTATTGTATCATTGGCGCCAATTCCTGTTGGTGGTTCTTTGGAAATTAATAAAATTGCCCTTCAAACCGGTCACTCAATATATGTTGTTTCAAACACTGCGAGTAGTGTTGATGCAGTGATGAGTGTGATGGAGCTCACATGAGCGGATATATCGGTCCAAAAACAGCAGACGTTCCAGTAGGAACAATTAGCACTAAAGGAACTATTAGCGGTAACAACATTGTTATTGGTGGTGCTACTGTTAACTCCACTGTGTTTACGGGTACTGCTAATAATTCAACTTACGCTTTTGGTAAAACAGAAGGTAATTTAAACGTAAACTCTGCTGTTTACGCTAATGGATCATATACTAATACGTTCACGGTTGGTAATTCAAATTATTTTGTTGCTAATGGTAATGTTGGACTTAGTACAGCTACCCCTAATTTTAAATTAGACTTAAGAAATGGCAGAGCACAGTTTGCTTGTGCTAACGAAGCATTCTCTATAGGTTTAAGATATAACGAAAACACTAATGGTGTTTGGTTAGGTTCTCCATCGGCCAACGCATTTCAAATTTCTAATGCTGGTGGTGGTGCTTTATTTAATATTACTGGTAATGGTAATGTTCTTATTCCTGCAGGTAATTTAGGAGTTGGAGTTTCTTCGCCAAATCATAGTATTGCTACTACTGTTTCGATGGCTATTACTGCTTCTGGTGGTGCTCAATATTTGCTCATGGGTAATCAAGATTCTGGTGGAGTTAATAAACCAGGTATAATAAGAAGTTTTAATGGTGGGCAGTTTGAAATCGGTTTTGGTGATTCTTGGACAAATTCTACTGGTGGTAATTTTACTAATGTATTTGCTGTATATAGTCCCGCCGGAACAGTATGTTTAAAAGGTGGAAATACTTCTGCTGGTGGTACTGGTATTACTTTTCCTACTACACAATCTGCAAGTTCTGACGCCAATACTCTTGATGATTATGAAGAAGGTTCATGGACACCAGTATTTACTGCCGACACACCACCAACCGGTGTTACATACAGTTCTAGAATTGGTACATATACTAAGATAGGCGATCTAGTCTATGTCAGATGTACCATTCTACTTTCAAGTAAAGGTACAGGTGGTTCAGGAACAGTCTTTATAACCGGATTACCATTCTCCGCTGCTGGTTTAGCCAACGGATATGCCTATCAAACTTTAGGTGGTTATTGTTATCCATCTTCGGGTGACACATTTACAGCCATGTATGGATGTGTTTATGATAGTGGCTCAGCTATTATAACGTCATCGGCACCAGGCGCACTTTCTACAATAGCTTGGTCATCTTATGGCAACATTTCAAAAATTAGTTTTTCAGGCACTTATAAGATAAGTTAACCCTAATTAACTACGCCGGATTAGCGTAGTCGGACACAGAAAGGTAAATAAAATGGCACTAACAGAAACTAAAGTAATCGATCAAATCACAGTCACAGAGAACGGCACCCTTCTTGTAAGAGAAGCAACAAGAGTCCTTCGTGACGGCGAACAAATCGCACAGACCTATCACCGTTGGTCTTTTGCTCCCGGTTCAGACATTTCAGAGATGCCTCAGAATGTTCAGGATATTGCTGATGTAACATGGACTCCAGAAGTCATTGCTGCTTATGAAGCACAGATAGCAGCCAGCGTTGCAACCCCACCAGTAGCAGAGTAATCGATGCCAATATCAAAGTCATTAACAACAGCACTAATTGATGGTACTGGAGCTATAACTCCAGCCAACGTCACTGTGTCAACCAATACTATGACTGTTGGCACAGCAATGTATGTTGTTGCTAATGGCAATGTTGGTATTGGAACTAATGCCCCTGTTGGTTATCCAAATTATACGACATTAGAAGTAAGAAATACTGGTGGTGGATTGTTACGACTAGGTAATAGCGCCACCAGCGCTGGTTATATTTACAATGACGGTAATAATATGGGTATGTATAATCTAACATCTACTGGTTTGTTAGATTTTGGCGCCAATGGTCAATTACAAATGAGAATAACTCCCAGCGGCAACGTTGGTATTGGTCTTACTAATCCATCATACAAACTTGATGTCACAGGAACATTTAGAGCAACAGGCTATACCCATGCCGGTGGTCTTGTTGCAGGTGCAAATCTTGTAGCTAACGACTTAACATCAACAGCAGCACTTCGAATTGGTAATAGTGGCGGCGACAGTCTTTTTATCGGGCAGTTTGCAAACTCTCATATATGGATGCAGGGAGCTTATTTTAATTCTACTCTTGCTACATATGCTCTGATATTACAACCATTAGGTAATGGTGTTACTATTGGTTCTAATAATGTACCCCAGAATTCCAGACTTATGGTTATGGGTATTGGTCAAACTTCTAATAATATTTCTGATTCTGGATATCATGATGCTTCTATAATGATAGCTGCCAAAGATGGTTATTATGGCGGCGGCGGGGCTTTGTATTTTTCTACCAAAAATGATAATGGAACATATCTGCCTGTTTGGGCTATGAAGTTGTTTTATACAAACGGCATTGCCAATGGTGTTGGTGATTTGGTATTTTCAGGCAGAGCAAGTGGCTTGGCCACAGGCACCACAGAACGTATGAGATTGAATTCTGACGGTGTATTAGGTTTGACTGGTGGTAGAATACAGTTTCCTGCCACACAAGTTGCAAGCACTGACGCCAACACCCTTGATGATTATGAGGAAGGAACTTGGACACCAACACTAGAATGTTCAACAACAAACCCAACTTTAACTTATAGCTTACAGGCAGGAAGATATACAAAAATTGGTAATGTGGTATTTCTCAATTTTGATTTAAGATGGTCTTCTTTAACAAATATTGGTTCTGGTAACCTATGGATAGGAGGATTACCATTTGGTTCACAATCTCAATACGAAGCTGGTGTAGTAAGCGAAAAGTTTGGAGTTTCAAATCCTGCTGGTAGTTATGGAGTTAATGTGGAAACATTCGCGGGAACATCCAGATTATATTTAACAGGTAATAGAACAGACAATGGTGGTTCTCCTGCATTTGGCGCAGGAACATTAGCAACAGGCCAATCAGGTTATCTAATAGGCGCTATAACATATAAAATTTAAGGAACAATAAATGGCAGGATATATCGGTCAGACTCCGGGTCAAGGTCAGATTCAATACTTTACGTTCACATCAACGAATGGTCAGACCACATTTACTGGCGTTGACGATAACAAATATGTATTAAACTATTCTGTTGGCTTCTGCGATGTGTTCCTCAACGGTCGCCGTCTAACTCCAACATCTGACTATACTGCCATCGATGGTTCAACTATCGTTCTACAATCAGCAGCATCCCTTAATGACGTTCTATTTGTTGCTTCTGCTTCTACTTTTGATACAGCAGACTGGGTTACTAATGCTGTAAACTATGTTTATACTGCATCATCAGGCCAAACAACCTTTACTGGTGTTGATGATAATTCTAATACTCTTTCTTATGTTAATGGAACTATTCTGGTATCTGTTAATGGTATCAACATTCCACAATCAGACTATACAGCAACTAACGGAACGTCAGTTGTATTGGATATTGGTGTTAATGCTGGTGATATTGTTCAGATTTTCTCTTTAAGAACTATGGCTGTTGTGAACTTCTTACCGCTAACTGGTGGGACAATTTCAGGTAATGTTACTGTTGGTAATAGCACTGTTAACACTCAGATTTCTGCTGGTAATATCGCTCTGAATGGTTCGTCATTAATTATTGGAAATTCCACTGTTAATGTTGTTGTTACAGAAACTAGCTTGAAGATTTCTAATAGTTCTTCTAATGTTACTTTTGGTTCTGGGCCAGCAACTATCAATGCTATTGCTTCTAATACGTTTACTATTGGAACAGCCGCCTATGTTGTTGCTAACGGTAATGTTGGTATTGGTACAGCAACACCAGACTATAAGCTAACCGTTCCCGGTGTAATCGCAACAAACAGTTCTTTAAGAGTTTTTGGTGGGTCCAACCCATTCGTATCACTGGCAGATAACAGCGGTATTGGTACAGCTTATCTACAGGTTGCTTCAAGTATCTTGAATCTATATTATGTTAATTCTGTTTCTGTTTCTGCTGGTGGTTCTACTAGGGCCATCTTTGCTGCTAATGGTAATTTTGGAATTGGTAACACAAATCCAGTCACAAAGTTACACATTACTAGCAACGATCAAGGCGGCGATCTGATAAGACTCACATCAAGTAACAATAATGGAACTTCTATGAGTTTCATAAGTTCTTCTACAAACGGAAGAACCTATAGAATTGGATCTAATTATTCTTCCGGTGCTGGTGAGTTTTCTATATACGATTCTACTGCTTCATCTACAAGACTTTTGATATCAAATACAGGTCTTATACAGACTTATGCTAATAATATAATTCGTACTGGATTAACAACTGGTGCTTTACAAGTATTAGGCACAACTTACGATCAAAGATTAGCGAGTTATGATATTGCTATTTTTCAAAATGATGATGCTGCTGCTATTAGAATTGTTGAAGCTAATTCTTCTGCTTCTATATCAGAATTAAGTTTGTGTTCTGGTGATGGGCCATCTTCTAATGTTTCAGTCATAGGATCAACTGGATCAATAGCTTTTGCCACTGCTAGATCAGCAGGAACTCCTGGTTACGTGCTAACAAATGAGCGTATGCGTATTGAAACAACAGGAAATATTGGTATTGGTACCAACGCTCCAACTGCTTCTAGAAGAGTCCATATTGTTGATGGTTCTCTTAGAGTAAAGATGGAAGCAACTACTAACAATGGTTATTGTTCTTTAGACATGACCAGTAAAGATGGTTCTGGCGTTTCTACAAATATATATGCTGGTATGGGTATATCTAGCGCCTCTTCTTGGGAAATTTTTGATCAAACAAATAATCATTTAGCCCACAGATATATGACTGGAGCATCTGGTTTTCATGACTTCAGAACTCAAGGTCTACAAAGATTATTAATAGACGCTAACGGTCAGGTAAGAAAACCATACCAACATGCATGGTTTTATTCTGGCGGTACTACCCTTGCAACAACATGGGTGGTTTCCAAACCATCATCAGCAGTTATTTCTAATGCTAATTATAATACTTCTACTGGATTGTTCACTGCCCCTGTTGCTGGAAAATATATGATAGGATGTTATGGATTATTTTATCCTCATACAGGAGTATTTACATCTTCTATTTGGAAAAATGGTGCATCTTATGGTCAACAAGTCCAATCTGGTTATGATTCTTCTCAACACACATTAGTTAATATTACAGTAATAGTAGATATGGCAGTAAATGACACTATCGGTTTTGCTTTTTATAGAACCGATAGCGCTAACCTCTATGGTGGTCAGTGGAACCAGTGGGGTTATTTCTTAGGATAATAAATAATATCAAAAAGGCAGTTAAATGACAAGTAAATTACTAAGTCAAGCAATAGGTCTAAGCGGAACCACAGGAAATAGTACTAACATTACTCTTTCCTCGAACGGTTCATTGCAACTTGCTGCCAATGGTGGAACTGATATTTTCATTTCAGCCAACGATAATATTGGTTTTGGTAATACTGCTCCTGTCCATAAAGTTTCTATAAATGGCACTACATTTATCAGCAATAATGCTATAATCAATGCCAATTTATATTTCGGTACAACTACATCAAATACATCCAGATTGTTTCTGTCTACTCCTTCTGGAGACGGAACAGTAACGCTTTCTGGCGACGGGACTAATTTTGGTGTTTATAGAGCTGTTGGTGGTAGCTATTTTCAGCTTGGTACTACGACTGCAGTTCCTTTATATATTATTTCAAACAATTCAAACAGAGTGATGATAGCAGCGAATGGTAATATTGGTATTGGAAATAGTAATCCAGCATATCCACTATATGTAGCTGCAGCAGCCGACGGAGCTATTGTTGGGTTTGAATCAACTTCTTCAAACGGTTTCTATTCTACATATTTCAATGGATCTTCGATAACAGGCTATATTGGGACTGCTAATCGTGTTGCTTCCGGTAGTAATACAGATTTTGGTATTGGCACTCCAGGCGCTGCTGGCGTATTTTTATCAACAAACAATTCAGTTAAATTTTATGTTTCTGCAAACGGCAACGTTGGTATAGGGACCACGCCTAGTTCTAAACTGCACGTATATGGAGATGCTAATTCTTCTGTAATAAAAATAACCGACGCTACTTTAGGATCCACTTATGGGTCTTATGTCAAAGGTTATGGCGTTGGTGGTGTTGGGGGTTTTACTGAAATTGGAGTTGTTGATTCTGATAATTATTCAAAAGGAATAACAATATCGCAACAAGCTAATTATGTAGCTTTCAACACTGGTTATGCTGGTTCTAATTCAAACGTAGAACGTATGAGAATTGCCGCTAATGGCAACATCGGTATTGGGACTGCATCCCCAACTCAAAAACTGCATGTCGTAGGTCTTATCAATTCTAGTGATGGTAGTTCAGATAGATCATATATTGGATGGAAAGCTGGTTCAACATACGGATATAGCGGTCTTCATCTAATTAATATAGATAATTCATCTCTTGTTCTGGGAACTAACAATACTGCCAGAACAATTATTGATGTGAACGGTAATGTTATTAGTCCGAATCAACCTTATTGTAGAGCAGTTTCCAGCGCTGGTAATGTCACTGTAGTTAATGGAAACCAAGTAATTCCATATAATAGTGCACTATCTAATATTGGCAGCCATTTTAATACTTCAACATACAGATTCACGATGCCAGTGGCAGGTAAATATCTGGTAACAGCTTCTATTCAGTTAAATGGAGGTTCGGCTCAATATTATAATTTGTATATTAGAGTAAATGGTTCAGGGCAATTTGGCACCTTCCAAACAGGTTCTGGTCTAGCATATCAACAATTCAGTACAACTGGCGTCGTCAATGGAAGCGCCACAGATTATATAGACGTCGCTCTTTTTGCAGTTTCTGGTAGTGGAACTTTAGAATGTTCAGGCGATACTAGATGCTCGCTATCAATCACTTTATTAAGTTAATTATGTCAATCAAGGAGTAAACAATGGCAAATTATACAATTACTTACACAGCAACTGAAGATCTAGCTATGCAGTATGCCGCAGCTTCTGTTGATGATTGGATTCAGAACGCAGCACACGAAAGAGCAAGAATTGCTATTGATGAAATCGTAGCAGTTGCTGTTCAAAAGTTTCTAGAAGCTGGTCAATCAATTCCCGGTTCTAAGGATGAAATCGTAGCAGCAGCTTTTGATAATGGTTGGGTAAAAACAGCCGCTCAGAGAAATGAAGAGGCACTAGCCACTATTCCAGTAGCAAATACCTAAATACCAATAAAAAGGTAAAACATGTCAGTAACCAATGACTTATCCAGACTAGCTAATAACGCAAATGTTATCATTAATTCAATCACAGTAAACTCTACTGCGATCACTTCTGTTAACGTTGCGGGTATTACTATTAACTCTTCTGGATATACTGGTGATGCTAATAATGCTGCTTATCTAGGTGGGTCTAGTTTATCGACTATTCAAGGACAAATTACCTCTAACGCATCTTCTGCGTATAGTAATTCAGTAACATACACTGATACAAAGATAGGAACTGCGAACAGTGCTATTATAGCTAATGCTAGTGCTGCCTATAGTAATGCTACTTCATATACAGATACTAAAATTGGTACAGCTAATAGCGCTATTGTGGCCAATGCTTCAGCGGCTTATAGTAATTCTGTTTCTTATGTTGATACCAAGATTGGTACAGCTAATTCTGCAATTACTGGAAACGCTGCTACTGCATATACTAATGCTGTCAGCTACACAGATACGAAAATAGGAACTGCTAACTCGGCAATAGTCGCTAATGCATCTGCTGCATATACTAACGCTACAGTATTCGCTTCCAATGCTACAAACGTTAATACTGGTACACTAGCAGAAGCTAGATTACCATACCGTATGAATCAGAATGTTCGTAATACAGATACGGTAGAATTTGGCGGAATGACTCTTACTGGAAATCTAGTAGTTTCTGGTAACGTCAATATTATCGGCGCTAATAACTTATCAGTGTCTGATAATATGATTTATCTTAATTCTAATAATGACGTTAGTAATCCAGATATTGGTATTGCTGGTAATTATAACGATGGTACTTATGCTCATACTGGTATCTTTAGAGATGCAACCGATGGTATATGGAAAGTATTTGACAACTATGGTCCAGAACCAGATGCTAGTCCATACATTGATACAAGTAACACTAGTTTTCGTTTAGCTAACTTCCAAGCAAATAACTTTTATGGTGGTAATACTACTGCTAATTGGTTTGTTGCTAATACTTCTGGCGCATATACTACGTTATTAAGCGGTAATGTATCTTCATCTTCATATGTATCTGTAGGTAATTCTACTGTTAATGTTGTAGCTAACTCATCATCTATAACGTTTAATTCTTCTGTTGCGGCTTATGCTAGTTTTTATAAACCTTCAGCTAATGGTTCTGCTTATGTTGCGGTTGTAGGTTCTAATAACGCATCTAATCCTTATTGGAATGGTTGGCAATTTGTTGCGCCGGGGGTGTTCGCAAACTCATCTGCTGGTAATGCGTTTCCTAGAACTTCTCATTTTTATTCTTTTACTAGCACCTCAAATCCATCAGATTTGTATTATAATATTCAAGCCGGTAATGATAGTGGAATTGGTACTGGTATAAAAATTTATGCAGTTAGTACAACTAATTCAAGAACTGGTATTGATATTTCAGCTAATGGTAATGTTGGTATTGGAACTACATCACCATCAAGCAAATTAAACATTAACAGTAGCACTAATGATGGTTTAAAAGTCACAGATGGTACAGTAACGTCTATTCTTTATAACACCTCTAGTTCTTCTGGTTCTATTGGCACCGTATCTAATCATACATTTAATATTTACTCAAACAATACAATTCGTGCATCTTTTACAAATAACGGTGATCTTCAAGTTGGAAATCAATCTGCTGCAGCTAATACTTTAAGATATTTTGATCTGCAAAATACGGATACTGGTGTAAGTGCTGGTGCTATTATGCGTTTTATTACTGCTAATAGTTCTGGTGGTGCTGCTACTACTGTTGATATGGTTAAGTATAAAAATGGTTCATTCTATATTAACAATAATGACGGTTCTGGTTCTACAAGTTTTGGAACTGCCGGGACACAACGTTTATATATTGGGGCGAATGGTAACGTTGGTGTTTCTACAACATCGCCAGCATATGCATTAGATGTTAATGGAATAATAAATTCACAAGATCAATTCAGAGCTTACGGCGGCGGTGGTGATGTTCGTCTAAACGGTAATTATGCTGGAAATACAGCAGTTGTTGGTACTGTAGGTTCAACCGGTTTTGGTATCATGACCAGTAACGATCCTTCTCGTTTATGGATTGCTTCTGGAGGTAATGTTGGTATTAATACTAAATCACCACTAGGTAAATTTACAGTCAGACCATCGACCGACAATACAGCTATTACATTAAGCGATGGTGATCCATCAACAGGAGCTTGGATTCGTAATGATGGCTCTAATATGGTCATTTCAACCAATGTTGGTGAAATGTATTATGGATATAGCGGTTCGTCTAAAAATCTATATTTTATGCCTGGCGGCGGATCTTCTGGACTTACAATAGGAACAGATAGAGTTGTTTACGCACCAGTTCAATTTAGATCGCCTGTAATATATGATTACGATGATACAACTTATTATATTGATCCTAATTCATCATCAAAAATATCAGGTCTTATAACCTTTAATACAGCTTATGGATCTTCTGTTTTACAAGATGGCCAAGGATTTGTTATTAATGGTAACTATACTAATGGTTATTATAGTCACAGATTTAGAAAATGGGACGATGGAAATGGCGTTCCATTATATGTTCAATATACAACAGGAACTATCGGAAGCTGGTCAAATATAGCAAAATTCGGACCAGGTGGAAATGGTGAAACTGCACAGTTTTCTGTATTTGGTTATGGGTATGCATCTGGTTCTTGGAGAGCGCCAGTATTTTATGATTCTGACGATACTGGCTACTACATAGATCCAAACTCTACATCAGACCAAGCACTAAGAATTAGAGGTGGTGCTTATTTTGGTCCAAATGCGTCTTGGAATAGATATCTATGGGTAGGTACAAACGGTCGTCCGTCTGATGAAGCGTCTGTTTGTGCGACCGATGGTAATTTGCATATTGATTGCAAATCAGGAAATATGATCTATTTAAATTATTATAGTAATGCAAATGTGTATCAAGGTGGTTCTGGTTTCTTCTATTCAGGAACTTCAATTAGAGCACCTATATTTTATGATACTGACGATACAGCCTATTATGCCAATCTTGCTGGTGCTTCTAGACTTTCTGGCATTCAAAGCACAGGACGTTCTGGTAACTGGGATTCAGATTTCCAAAACACACCCGCCGACTCTTTCCGTTATGGTGGTGACTTAAACTCTGGTACAAACTGTCCTACTGGCGGTGGTTGGTGGGTTCAACAAAACTTCAGACACTCTAATTCTTCTAACTATTGGGGTGTTCAAGTTGCATGGGGTTGGGAAGATAAAGCACATGAACTATATACCAGAAACATCACTGGTAATAGTTTCAGTAGCTGGATTAGATATTCTAACTCTAATAACGGCGGTTCAATTCTTATTGCTGATCTTTCAGCATCTGGTGCATCTACTATTGAATCGACAACATGCTTTAATGATAGCACATATAAAGCATATGAAATTCAATTCCAAGTTGTTCCCGGTTCAATGAGTGCTGGTATCTATATGCAGTTCTATGTTGGTGGCGCATGGAGAACGGCGGCTGGTGACTATAGAACATACTCTGCCATCTGGAATGCTGGTGGTTCACAAGGTTATGGACCAAACAGCTATATTGATATAGGTTGTGGTGGTCGTATTCGTAACTATGCCGGTATTACAGGTATTGCTTCTATTGTATATCCATCAAGAACAGATACTATGCCAATTATGACTGGTATTGCTGGTGCATGGGATTCTACGATTGATGGTGGTAACAAGATAAACTTTACTGGTTTGCTATCATTTAACTCTGCGATTTCTGGTTTCAGAATTTATGCCTCTTCTGGCACAATATCTGGTTACGTTAAGGTATATGGAAGAAAATAATGAAGCTATATAAGAAAAGACATAAAGATGATACTGAAACATTCTGGCGCACTTCTGATTGGGAAATCATCGGTCAGGATAAGACAGAAGCATGGGCTGAATTTCAGCTTTGGTTGGCGCAAGGTAATACACCAGACCCTGCCGATGACGAAGATGATACTCGTATCATTACTTTTATATCTGACCGTCAGTTCTTTCAACAGGCGGCTATTCAGGGTTTCATTTCACAAGAGGATGCTCTACAGGCAGTTAAGACAGGTTTTATTCCTGCTCCACTACAGGCTATTGTTGATACAATCACAGACCCCACAGACAAGTTCAATGCAGAAATGCTTTTGTCTGGAGCAACAGAGTTTCAAAGAAACCATCCACTAACAAGTGTGATTGGCACAGCATTTGGGATGACAGAAGAAGATATAAATACTTTTTTTAGATCAGCATCAAATTTATAAGAGGCAAACTAAAATGGCAGTAACATATACATGGGAAGTCACCGGTCTAAAGACTACAACAGTCGGTTCTGCTGACGATGTTGTAGTTCAGACATATTGGAAAAAGATTGGCAACGATGGTAATGGAAACGAAGGAACTTTCTCTGGAGCCACTCCATTTACTGCCAATACGATGCCAGCAAATACATCCTTTATTCCATTTAATCAGCTAACAGAAGCTGATGTTCTTACATGGATTAAGGCAGTAGTTGTTGGTTCATACGAAGAACACGTCAATACACAGATTCAGAAGCAAATTGACGATAAAAAGAATCCTGTAGTAGAAGCAAATCTACCATGGGCACCAGCGCCAAATACGGCAACTAGCAATACATAATTAGGAGATAGTAAATTATGGATAAGACTGTAAAACTTGAGTTGACGATTGAACAGCTAAACGTTGTTATGGGTGGCCTTGTTAAGCTACCAATCGAAACAGCAATGGGAACTTTTAATGCCGTTCAGATGCAGGCTGACGCTCAGCTGAGATCGCCACCACCTGAAGGGCCATTATCGGACAAGGTTATCAACTAAAATTAAAGGGACCATTTCGGTCCCTTTTTTATTATATAAATAAAGATAAAAACACTAACCAGAGGGGAAAGTGAACCATGGCAGATAAAGATTTTATCGTTAAGAACGGTATAGTAGCCGGGGCAAATAATCTAACATTAGGAACTGCTTCTTATTTCGCTTCTAACGGTAACGTTGGCTTTGGTGACGCAAATCCTTCCTACAAACTTTCAGTCACAGGCACATTCAACGCATCAGGTAATATCACACAGGGTGGAACAAGAGCTGTTCTTAACGATAGTGGTACATGGTCTATTAGCGTTACTGGTAATGCTGGAACCTCTACAAAAGCATCTACTTTAGCACAGAGCGGTGGTTCTGGTGCAGCTATGACATTTAACTGGTCTGGTCAGTCAGGTCAGCCATCATGGCTTTGGGGTTCAAATGATGGTACAAATATTTACGTTTATAATCCATCAAACTTTAATGTAAATTCTGCTTCATATTCAACATCGTCCGGCAGTGCTAGTAGTGCTACAAATGCTACAAACCTAACTGGTGGAACTCTTACCGCATCTTCTGGAACAATTAACGGAAATCTAACTGTAGCAGCTGGTGATTTATATTGCTATCGTTCTGGTGGAGCTTCCGGTGTATTGTTTTTAAATAGTGCCGGTAATAGATATGTTTATTATGATGGTACTAGTTATTATATGCCAGGAGCTGAACTATATGTTAATGGAACACAAGTTGTTAAAAACAGTGGTACGTGGTCTATTAGCGTTACTGGTACATCAGGTGGCGTAGCTTGGACTAATGTATCTGGAAGACCAACAAACCTTTCCTCTTTCACTAACGATCTTGGTAACTACGGTAGCTGGATTACAGCTTCTGGTACATTAACTGGTCCAGTTAGTAGCGGTTCTTTCTGTTATACGACTCAGGGTCTTGGTGTTGGTACTTCTTATAACCAAGGTGCAGGTTATATTAACGCTACACAGAATATTACCGCTTTCTATTCTGACGAAAGATTGAAAGAAAATATTACAGTAATTAAAGACGCACTAGCTAAGATTAAACAAATTTCAGGTGTTTTATACAACAGTAACGATCTTGCCGCATCTTTTGGTTACACAGATAAAAGCGAACAGGTTGGTGTTCTTGCCGGACAAATCAAGAAAGTTCTTCCACAAGTCGTTAAGCCAGCACCATTTGACTTAGCAAACGATAAAGATGGTAATACTATTTCTAAGACCGGTGAACATTATATGACAGTTCAATACGAGAAAATCGTTCCTCTGTTAATTGAAGGTATCAAAGAATTAACAGCTAAAGTTGAAGAATTAGAATCTAAACTAACAGAGGGCAAGTAATATGTCAGTGCCAACTTCTAGATCTGAATTCGCAGAGTATTGCCTAAGAAAATTAGGTAAACCAGTTATTGAAATTAACGTAGACGATGATCAGGTTTCTGATCGTATTGATGAAGCATTACGTTACTACTGGGATTATCACTTTGATGGTTCAGAGAAAACCTATTATAAAAAGATAGTTGACTCCACCGATATATCAAACAGATATATCACTATGCCAGATAATATTATTGGCGTTGTTAATATATTCGATCTAGGATCAGCTTTAGGTCTTAATAACCTATTCAATATTCGTTATCAGATCGCATTAAACGATCTTTATACCCTAACATCAGTCTCTATGGTTCCATATTATATGGCTATGAGTCATGTTCAATTCCTTGAGCAGATGTTAATTGGCAAGCAACCACTAAGATATAACCGTCATATGAATAAGCTTTATATTGATATGTCATGGGATCAGATTTCTCCCGGTAACTATATTATAGTAGAAGCATATCAAGTTGTTGATCCAGACGTTTATACGAAGGCTTGGGGAGATCGTTGGTTACAGCGTTATGCTTCTTGCCTAATTAAACAACAGTGGGGTCAAAATCTTAAAAAGTTCGAAGGTATGAAAATGCCAGGTGGACTAACCTTTAACGGTCAAAAGATTTATGACGAAGCTACCACCGAAAGAGCTGATCTTGAGAGAGAAATGATTTACACATACAGCTTGCCTGCAACCGATATGATAGGTTAGGACGGACTCGATGGAAGCTTTCGTTTATTGTTGGACGGATAAAAAAACAAATATGTTATATGTTGGTTCTCATAAAGGATCAACTGATGATGGATATATTTGTTCCAGCAAGTATATGATGGAAGAGTATAACAAACGTCCTAAAGATTTTAGTAGACAGATTATCGCTGAAGGTGATTTGTCTGATATGAGAAAGTTTGAAACTAAAATACTTCAAGCTGTGAACGCCAGACTTGATGAACAGTTTTATAACATGCACAATAACAATGGTTGTTATATTTTAAAACGTCACACAGAGTCAACAAAAAGAAAAATCAGCGAAAGCGAAAAGGGTAAAGTTGTATCCCAAAAATCAAGACTTAAAATGAAAAATAGTAAAATTGGTTTCAAAAACAATAGATGGGGAACACCCCATAACGAAGAAACTAAAAGAAAAATGTCGTTATCGGCGCAAGGAAGAAAGTTCAAAGAAGAACATAAATATAAACTATCGCAAGCTAAATTAGGGAAAAGTTGGTTCCATAATCCTAACAATAACTCAAGCGGTTTATATTTTCCAGGAACGGAACCAGAAGGCTGGATTAAAGGAAGAAAATAATGTCAGGCAGTACCAATTTTTTCTTTAATAATTTCCAAGCCAGCCAAGAACAGTTTCTTTTAGAAAATTTGATTATAGAGTCAATTTCTATTTACGGCCATGACGTTCAATATATACCCAGAAAACTGAACAATTATGACGATGTATACGGAGCAGATGACCAATCTTCGTATGATGTTGCATATCCTATAGCAATGTATATTGAGTCCGTAGATGGGTTTACCGGAGATGGTGATTTTTTATCTAAGTTCGGCGTTGAGATTAGAAATCAAGTTACTTTTTCTGTTGCTCAGAGAATATTTGCTGAAGAGGTAGGAAATAACACAACACAAGTAAGACCCAACGAAGGAGATTTAATTTATTTTCCTCTTAATGGTAAATGCTTTCAGATCAAATATGTTGAAAAATTCCAGATGTTTTATCCTCTGGGTAAATTGTATACTTGGAAAATGGTTTGTGAACTATTCGAGTATTCAGGCGAAAGAATGAATACTGGTATACCTGAAATAGATAGTCTTGAGAAGAAACTAAGCACTAATATTCTAGATTGGTTAATTGAAACCGAAACGTCTGATGGTATCTTAACAGAAGACGATGAATATCTAGTTCTTGAAAATTCATCTATGTCAGATCTAGTTCCAGCAGCTGATAACGATGAGATTCAAAGGGAGTCTGATTTATTCGTTGATTTCTCTTCAATAGATCCATTTAGCGAAGGGAACATTTAATGTTTAATCAAACATTCTATTTCAGTCTTATTCGTAAATATGTTATTCTTATGGGAACGCTACTGAATAATATCCGTATCACTAGAACGGATAAAGATGGCAATGTTACATCGTTATTAAGAGTTCCTGTAACGTATGCGGCTAAAGATAAGATGCTTGCTCGTGTTATGCAAGATCCTGGAATTGATAGACCATCAGCGACAACACCACTTCCTATGATCTCATTCGAAATGGGAAAGATGTCATATGATGGTTCTAGAAAGTTAAACACAGTCGGTAAAAGTTCATATAGAAGCGATACCGATGCTAGTAAATTTAAATACCAATATAATCCAGTCCCATATAATATAAATTTCAAGGCGTTCGTTTACGCTAAGAATGTTGAGGATGGAACTAAGATCATAGAACAAATTCTACCTTATTTCACTCCAGACTGGACTACAACCGTAAATCTAATTCCAGAAGTTGAAGTTAAGATTGACATCCCAATCGTTCTAAATAATATTGGTTATAGTGATAACTATGACGGTGAATTTAAGGATAGAAGGGCTATTATTTGGGAATTAGATTTCACACTGAAAGGATACATCTATGGTCCAGTTAAGTCTTCTGGTATTATTAAGTTTGTTAAAACTAACTTCTACATTCCAGCAACAAACACAGCCGTTGAAGGTAGAGGTATCACGCCGATTGCAGAGAGAGTCACGGTACAACCAGGATTAGACGCTAACGGTAATCCAATAAATTACTATGGCGCTCCTAATACGAGTATAGATACTTTACCATATGTAGAAATAGACGCTGAAGATGATTATGGCTTTATTACTATGATATATGAAGAAGATGAGGTAAATGACTGAAAAAGATAATGACCCTATGGGTAAAGCTCTAGGGCTACCTGCTCTAGAGTTTGAAAAAACTATAGATAACATGTTAGCGAAAGCTCATGACGATAGTGCTAGAAACGATTTCGAGGCAGCTAGATCCAATTTGTATGAAGTAATACAAAGTGGTAAAGAGGCCATGGATAAGTTAGGTCAAATAGCTGCATCTTCCCAACATCCACGAGCGTTTGAAGTTCTATCTAAAATGATGGAAACTATGATTCAAGCTAACAAAGATCTGTTGGAACTTCAAACTAAAATAAGAGAAATAGATGTAGCTGATGCACCAACCAATGAAAAGGCTAAGACTATTAACAATAATCTTTTCGTTGGCTCAACTGCTGAATTACAAAAAATGATCAAGGATATGAATACTAAGAATGACTAATAGCGATGCTGGTTATAAGGGTAATGTTAATCTAAAGAGATCAAATCAAAATATAGAATGGACTCCTGATCTCGTTCAAGAATACGTCAAGTGTTCTCAAGACCCCGTATACTTCACAGAAACCTATATGAAAATCATCAACGTCGATGAAGGTCTAACGAGCTTCAAGTTGTATGATTACCAGAAGAATATGGTTAAATCCTTCAAGGACAATCGTTATAGTATTGTAACTACCGCTCGACAGGCTGGTAAATCTACCACGACTTGTGCTTTTATTCTTTGGTATATTATTTTCAATCCAGATAAAGTTGTTGCTCTACTAGCCAACAAGGGTGATACGGCCAGAGAAATTCTAGGTCGTGTTCAGCTTGCATATCAGCATCTGCCTAAATGGTTACAACAGGGCGTTGTTGAATGGAACAAAGGATCGTTCGTTCTCGAAAATAACAGCCGTGTTATCGCTGCTGCTACTTCTGCCAGCGCCATCCGTGGTTTCTCTATTAACCTACTATTCATCGATGAGGCAGCGTTTATTGAAAACTGGGATGAATTCTTTACATCAGTTTATCCTACAATTTCATCAGGCACAGAATCAAAGATTATTCTAGTTTCTACCCCGAATGGGTTGAATCACTTCTATGCCACTTGGATTAACGCTATTGAAAATAAGAATGGTTACAGCCCTATTCTAGTTAACTGGAAAGAGGTTCCAGGCAGAGACGAAGAATGGAGGAAAAGTACCATTGCAGGTATGAACTTCGATGTTGAGAAGTTCGATCAGGAATATAACTGTGAGTTTCTAGGATCTTCTGGTACACTGATTGCTGGTTGGAAACTCAAAGAATTAGTTCACCAAGCACCAATGGTCGAACGTGATGGCATGATTCAATATATTAAGCCAGAAGAAGGTCATGTGTATATTATGGTATGTGACGTTTCTCGTGGTAAGGGTCTGGACTATTCGGCATTTCAGTTATTAGATGTGACCAAGATGCCATACAATCAAGTTTGTGTATTCAGAAATAATGCTGTTGCACCGGTAGATTATGCTGATATTATTCACAGAACAGCTAAAGCATATAACAATGCATCAGTTCTTGTTGAAGTGAATGATATTGGTGAGCAGGTAGCTCACACTCTACAATATGATTTTTCTTATGAAAACGTTCTATTCACAGAGAACGCAGGTAGATCAGGTAAAAGAATTACAGGTGGTTTTGCATCAGGCGGTAAGATCGACAAGGGTATTAGAACCACAAAGATTGTGAAGTCTGTTGGTTGTTCAATTTTGAAACTTCTTGTTGAACAGAACCAACTAGTGTTAAACGACTTCCACACAATAAATGAGCTTTCGACGTTTTCTAAGAAGGGAACTTCTTATGAGGCTGAACCAGGCAAGCACGACGATATGGTAATGTGTCTCGTTTTGTTTGCTTGGCTTTCAGACCAGCAATACTTCAAAGACTACACTGACATTAATACTTTGATGTCTCTAAGGGAAAAAACAGAGGAAGATATGGAGCAGGACATGGCTCCTTTCGGATTCGTGGATAATGGAAGAGACGATGAATTTGTAGAAGAAGACTATGAAAAGTATGTAGCTGACAGCTGGATTTGGAGCAATCCTCAAGATTTCTAAGAAAGCCTATTTTATAAATATAAAAAATGTTTAAAACATAAGTTCTCGCATAAAGGGAGATAATAAAAATGGCTTTTCAACTATCACCAGGGGTTAATGTATCAGAAATCGATCTAACAACGGTCGTTCCTGCTGTAGCCACTTCAGACGGTGCCTTTGCTGGCGTATTCCGTTGGGGTCCAGTAGGAGAGAGAGTTCTCGTTGATTCTGAGAATACTCTAGTTTCAAGATTTGCTAAACCTTCAAATTTTAATGCTGAAACGTTCTTCACGGCAGCTAACTTCTTATCATATTCAAACCGTCTATATATTTCACGTGCTGCTGACACAACTGGTGCAACTCCAGTAGCTTCAGGCAACACTTCTGGCGCCAACAGCATCATCCAGATTGGTGATACTTCAGCCATTTCTGTTGGCATGTATCTAGTTACAGTTAGCAACACTGCAGCTATGAATCTTGTTTCAACGGTTTCTGTTCTAACAAAGAATTCAACTCACGTTACTCTTTCACAGAACACCACTGCTACATCAGCAAACGTAAGCTATTATTTTGCTCGTCCAGAAACAGCATATACCGCAGTTGGCTTCGATCCATCAAGCGCCTCCGCTTATGTTGCAAATCTAGTTAATCAGATCGTAAAGAACGAAAACGACTATACTGCAAAGGATGGTAATTTCGATTCTGACCTCATGTATGTTGCAAAGTATCCAGGTGATCTTGGTAACTCACTAAGAATCGGTGTTTGCGATACAGCTAATAGCTATTCTTCAAACCTAGCAGCCACTGGCACAAAGGTTGAATTTAGAGTTGGTGCTAATTCTGCAACAGTTAAGTTCGTAGGTACAACCAACGCTGCAGCCGCTACTCTTGCTTCAGGTATTACTGTAGGCGATCAGATCCTAGCTGGTAACAGCACGATTGGTCTTCAGTATCTACAGGTAATAAGCGTAGAAGTTGGTTCAAATAGCTCATTCGTTAACACAGCCAGTCTAACGTTCGATGGTAATACAGCCATTAACAGCAACCTAAACTTCATCACACTTACAGGTAATCCATATACCAACGGTGACGTTATCGTTTATGCCAATACAACAGCACCAGCCGTTTCTGGTCTAGTTGGTGGTACAAACTATCACGTAGTTCAGGCTAACTCAATTGGCTTCAAACTAGCCACTACTGCATTCGGTGACGAACTAGATATTGCTGCAACCCCAGGTTCACTTGGTTCTTTCGCAGCTAATACTAACGTCCTAAGAATTAACTTTGAAGATCCATTCAGACTTCGTACCAATTATACATCAGATACAGTTGATCGTAATTGGGAGTTCTTCAACGTTGTTGATTCTGCTCCAGGTCAGTCTGATTACGTTCTCTATAACGGTAATACAGCTGCTCAGGACGAAGTACACGTAGTAGTCGTTGATAACGATGGTGGTTTCAGTGGTACACCAGGCACCATTCTTGAAGTCTATAAGGGTCTTTCAAGAGCTACAGACGCTAAGAACAACGATGGTACAGGCAATTACTATAAAGACGTTATCAATCAGTCATCAAAGTATGTCTGGTGGGCTAACGACCGTAGCGTTGCTCCATCTGCAACTGCTCTAAATGTTGCTTCTTCAACCGCTACAGCACCAGCTGATATCAATCTAGTATATGGTACAGACGGTCTAAGCGAAAACGATGCAACTCTAGCAGTTCTAGGTTCTGCTTACGATCTATTCACATCAGCAGAAGATATTGATATTTCTCTAGTTCTACAGGGTAAGCCAATCGGTGGAACCACAGTAGTTAACGGAACAACAGTATCTAACTTCATGCTAGCAAACTATATCATTGATAATATCTGCGAAACAAGAAGAGATTGTATTGCTCTACTATCACCAGATAAGTCAACTGTTATCAATAACTCTGGTGCAGAAGCTCTAACCGTTAAGGCTTGGAGAGGCGCTGTCCATAGTTCATCCTATGCAGTTCTTGACTCTGGTTATAAGTATCAGTATGATAAGTATAACGATCTTTACCGTTGGGTTCCACTAAACGGCGATATTGCCGGTCTATGTGTTAGAACAGATAGCACAAACGACGCTTGGTGGTCACCAGCTGGTTTCAACCGTGGTCAGATCAAGAATCTCGTTAAGCTTGCTTGGAATCCACGCAAGTCTGAAAGAGACGTTCTATTCAGCAACGGTATTAACCCAGTTGTAACATTCCCAGGTCAGGGAACGGTTCTTTATGGCGATAAGACTCTACAGGCAAAACCATCTGCATTCGATCATATCAATGTTCGCAGATTGTTCATTGTCCTAGAGAAAGCTATCTCCACAGCTGCTAAGTATCAGTTATTCGACTTCAACGATGCTTTCACAAGAGCACAGTTCAGAAATCTAGTAACTCCATATCTACGCACGATCAAGGGTCGTCGTGGTATCACAGACTTCTATGTTGTCTGCGATGATACTAATAATACACCTGCGATTGTTGATAGCAATCAGTTCGTCGGTGATATCTATATTAAACCTTCGAGAAGTATTAACTTCATCCAGCTAAACTTCATTGCTGTACCCACCGGTGTACAATTCTCTGAAGTAGTTGGTAAGTTCTAATAAATAAGAATAAAAACTCAAAAGGAGTAATATAGATGCCCTTTAATATTAATAGTTTCAAAGCAAATGGTCTGACATATGGAGGTGCCAGACCATCCCTATTCCAAGTAGTCGTAACTCCTCCACCAGCGATTCCTGTTAACCCAATCGCTCTTAGCAAGTTTGTATTTACTTGTAAGGCAGCTGAGTTACCAGAATCAACGATTTCTAATATCGAAGTTCCATATTTCGGTAGAAAGATCAAGGTTGCTGGTGAAAGAAGCTACGCTGATTGGTCAATCACAGTAATGAACGATGAGGACTTCTCAGTTCGTTCAATGTTCGAAGCTTGGATGAACGGTATTAACACTGTTCAGTCAAACATTCGTCTACCAGAAGCATCAGCTGAAGGCTATAAGGCTCTCGCAGTTGACGTTACGCAGTTTGGTAAAGACGGTGCTATTCTTCGTACATGTCAGTTAGTTGGTGCATTCCCAACTCAGGTTAGCGGTATTTCACTAGGTTGGGATACAGCTAATGCAGTTGAAGAGTTCACAGTTAACTTCTCATACGATTATTGGCTACCAATCATTGAAGACGCTTCACTCCAGACAGCTGGTAAGGTTACACCATACCTTGGCGAAACTGAAGTTGGCCCAGTATTCTAATACTAAGTATTATATAATTGTGGGGGGAGAGTTTTTCTCCCTCCAATATTTGGAGATTTAAATGGCAGAGTTTTTCGGTTTCGAATTCAGAAAAAAGAAGCAGGACGTAGAGTTACCATCATTTGCTCCACCAAAGGACTCAGATGATGGGGCTGTTGTCGTTTCTGCTGGTGGTGCTTTTGGTACATACGTAGACTTAGATGGCACAGTAAGATCTGAAGCAGAATTAGTTACAAAGTATAGAGAAATGTCTCTTCAGCCTGAGTGTGACTCAGCAGTTGATGAGATTGTAAACGAATCAATCGCTATCGATGAAGATAAAGTCGTAGAAATTAATCTTGAAGATGTTAAGATTAACGATAACATTAAGAAGATTATTCGTGAAGAGTTTGATAATTGTTTAAAGATTCTAGAATTTAATCGTTTTGCTTATGAGATTTATCGTCGTTGGTATATTGATGGTCGTTTATACTATCATGTAGTAATTGACGAGAGAGCGCCACAAGAAGGCATCAAAGAACTTAGATATATCGATCCTCGCAAGATACGTAAGGTCAGAGAAGTTCAGAAGAAAAAAGTTCAAGCTAATAACCCAGGCGATGCAGTAGTAACAAAAACTGTTAACGAATATTTTATTTTTAATGATAAGGGATTTAATTTTGGCAATAAGGCAGTTGGACCATCAACCACCGGTCTAAAGATTGCTAAGGACTCTATTCTTCATGTTGTTTCTGGTCTAACGGACAACCAAGGAACGATGGTTCTTTCATATCTTCATAAAGCGATAAAACCACTAAACCAGTTGCGCACACTGGAAGATGCCTTGGTAATTTATCGTCTTGCTCGTGCGCCCGAACGCCGTATTTGGTACATTGACGTTGGTAATCTACCTAAGATGAAGGCAGAACAATACGTCCGTGACATTATGGTTAAGCATAAGAACAGATTAATATATGACGCCCAGACAGGCGACATTAGAGACGACCGTAAATTCATGACGATGCTTGAAGACTATTGGCTTCCTCGTCGTGAAGGTGGTAGAGGTACGGAGGTTACTACCCTACCAGGCGGTCAGACACTAGGACAGATGGATGACGTTCTTTACTTCCAGAAGAAGTTTTTGAACGCTCTAAACGTCCCAGTGTCACGACTTAATTCAGATGCTCTATTCTCACTAGGTAGAGCAACAGAAATTACCAGAGACGAATTGAAGTTCGTTAGATTCATTACAAGACTAAGAAATAGATTTTCTCAGTTATTCTTAAAGATGCTAGAGAAGCAACTAGTTCTAAAGGGTGTCACGACTCTTGATGACTGGAAAATATTCTCTAATGACATCAAGTTCGATTACGAAAAAGATAATTACTTCACCGAACTTAAAGATGCAGAAATTGCTCAGGGTCGTATTCAGCTTGCCGATGCGTTCCAGAATATTGCGGGTAAGTATTATTCACACACTTGGATTCGTAAGAATATCCTACATCAATCAGATGAAGATATTGAAGTACAAGATGCTCTAATTAATTCAGAGAATCAGTCTCAAGATCCAAGATGGATTAACCCAGTTATTGAACAGAATCTCCAGATGGTTCAGCAGATAGATGCTATGAATCAACAACAAGATTTAATGCCAGGAACTGAAGGCTCTATGGGTAGAGACGAAGAATTAGTTAAAAAGATGGAGCAGGTTCGTAACGCTCAGATCATCGTTAAGCAGATGAAGCAGCTTGGTAAACCTAATAGAACTCCAAAGGATGAAGAAAAGTACAAGGCAGCAATTCAGGTATTAGCTAAGAATAAAGACCTAGCTACCAGAGTTACAGGAACAGCCGGTACACAACCAGAACAACAGCAAGGATAATATATCATGACTGATAAATATACTTTAGATGATTTACTTATTTCAGCCGCTGAGCAGAAACCAGTTGAGTTTGAAGCAGCTTTTAATGATCTCGTAGTTGATAGAATTAGAGATAGAGTTGAAGCTCGTAAAGTTGAAATCGCTCAACAGTTATACAATTATGAGCCAGAACAAGAGCCAGAAGCTGAGCAAGAACCAGAATACGAAGAAGATTCTTTAGAAACATCAGAGGAAGAATAGAATGGCAAAGAAGCCTTTAAAAGACGTTTTAGCTGGTGTTAAATCCAGCAAGGTCGTTAAGCTAAACCATAAGGATATGTACCAATGGAACTCTCCTGATGGTCTAAAGTTTATTGACGATAAGCATCCAGTAGAGAAGCACGAAGATCGTGTTGGTAATGGCGACGATGTTTATACTGGTTCAACGAAGCCAGCTAAGTATCCACGTCAGGAAGCAAGCGTTTACGAAGAGACAGACTCAAATATAACCAACCAGAAGCTAGGTGCTGGTGAAAAAAAGACTGCAATTATGTCATTCTCTGAATCCTGTGGTTGTAACAATACTAAAGAAGGTATGCAGTGTGAAGTTCATGGTATGGACGAATGCCCAGGTTACACCGACAAAAAAGATCGCAAGTTACTTGTCGATAAAAAGACCAACGAAGGAATCGAGATTGGCAAGGCTCTAAGAGTCGGTAATCAGTTTACAGATTCTCATCTTATGAAAAATAAGAAGGATTCAAGAAGTTTAGGCAAACCAGCTGGTCTTCTTGATAGAACAAACAAGACAATCGGTAAGTTAAAAGGATCAACTTTCTTAGTAAAGAAGATGACTGAAGATGAACAACTAGATGAATTGTCTGGAAGAATTTTAGCTGCATATGTTAAAAAGGCAGCTAGTGAAGTTCAGAAACTAAAGAATATCAAAGATCCAATGAATAGAAAAGCTTCTGATATGGTTAATATAGATAAGAGAGAAGCTGGTATTGAAAAAGCAAAAAACAAGTTAGACGAAGTTGCTCCTTCAGATCCAAAGATTGAAGATTGGATCAAGTCAAATAAAGAGCGTTTCGTTAAGGAATATGGTAAAGAAAAAGGCATGAAAATTCTTTACGCCAAAGCTTGGAAGATGCACGGACGTTCTGAGTCTGGTAATTCTCCAGCTACTCTTACAGATTACACTGGACCGGGAGCAGCCGGTTGGTCAACGGGCAGACTTGATACAGGGACACTCTAATGATATTCAAATTACTAGGAAACGAAATCGATATTAATAGCACAGCAAACGATGTTTACACAAGCGTTCTTGTTCGTGTTGTTAATAGAGGAACTGCTAATACAATTCTAATTCAAAAATATTCTAACGGTGTTCAATTCGCATCAACTACCGTATTGGGTAATAGTGAGATTGTTATTCAAAAAAGCGGTTCTGATATTATCATAGGCGCTAATATGGTAGCAACTCCTATAGCTTACAAGTATTAAGGGAAAGAAATGAAACTCATTACCGAATTATTTGAAGATGTAGAATATCTTTCAGAAGCAAAAGAAAGCGGAGAGAAAGAGCATTATATTCACGGCATCTTCTTACAGAGTAATATCAAGAATCGTAACGGTAGAATTTATCCAGAGCAAGTCATGGATAAAGAAGTTGCTCGTTACATCAAGGAAGTTGTTGATGCAAAGCGTGCCTATGGTGAGCTAGGACATCCAGCTGGTCCACAGATCAATCTTGATAGAGTTTCACATATCATCACTGAATTAAAGAAAGATGGACCAAATTATATCGGTAAGGCAAAGCTAACTGATACTCCAATGGGTAACATCGCTAAAGGTCTATTAAAGTCTGGTGCTAAGCTAGGCGTTTCTTCTCGTGGTATGGGTTCATTAAAGCCCATGAAAGAAGGCGTTATGGAAGTTCAGCCAGATTACAAGATTGCAACGGCAGCTGATATCGTTGCAGATCCTTCCGCTCCAAGTGCGTTCGTTGAAGGTATTATGGAAGGAGTAGAGTGGATCTATGATCCAGTTAAAGGAACTTGGCAAGAAGAGCAGCTTCATATTATTAAGCAAGAAGTTCATCAGATGTCAAAAGCTGAATTAGAAGAACAGAAGTTAGCTATTTTCGAGAATTATCTAACTTCATTAGCACTAAAATCCAAGTTATTATAAATAAATTAAAATTCACAATAGGAGACTATTTCAATGGCTAATAACGAACACGACCTTGAAGACGTTGCTAACCTAGACGAAGCCAAGAAAAAGGCTTGGGAAGGTAAGCACGAGGAAGAGGAAGAAGAAAAGGAAGATGAAGATTCTTCCAAGAAGTCTGTAAAAGGCAAGAAGAAAAAGGAAGAGGAAGAAGAAGAGTGTGGAAAGAAGATGGACGAGGAAACTCTCGCTGCTTCTTCACTACATCCAGCTGCTCGTTCCGTTGCCGACGACAAGGCTCTAGCCGCATCAAAGATTGGTATGATGCAGCATATGATGGGCGTTATGGGCGCAATGAGCAAGCAGGATCTAACACATTGGTTCAATGCTACTATGGCTCAGTTTGGTCCAGGTAAGGATTGGGGCGTTGGTGATAACTCCGCTCATAATCAAGCTACAATCGACTCCAAGCTCGGCGCTGGCCCAAAGACCGCTTATCCAATGCCACATCTAAGCGTCAAGGAAGACGTTGAGGCAATGTTTGATGGTCAGGATCTTTCAGAAGAGACAAAGGAAAAGGTTTCAACTCTATTTGAAGCCGCCGTCGCCGCAAGAATCATTGCTGAGCAGACACGTCTTGAAGAAGAGTTTGAAGCTAAGTTAGCAGAGGAAGTTGCTACTATCGGTGAAGAGCTAACGTCAAAGCTCAACACATATCTCGACTACGTTGTTGAAAATTGGATGACAGAGAACGAAGTAGCTATCGAATCAACCCTACGCAATGAACTCGCTGAAGAGTTTATTGAAGGATTGAAGAACCTATTCGCTGAGCATTATATCAATGTTCCAGAGGATAAGGTTGATGTTCTCGAAGCAATGGCTGATAAGGTCGCTGCTCTTGAGACAAAACTTGACGAATCAATTTCTGAAAACGCAGAGTTAAAAGGTTTCATTCTAGAAGCTAAAGCAAATGAGATTTTTGAAGAAGTATCTTCTGATCTTGCACTAACTCAGAAAGATAAGTTTTCTGCTCTAGCAGAAGGAATTGAGTTCGACGGTGATCTTGACACATATACTAAGAAGCTAATGATTGTTAAAGAGAACTATTTTAAGAATGAAACAACTTCATATTCTTCAAACATTGAAGAAGAAACATTTGAAGGTGAAGTCGCATCAACAGTTGGCGTTGACCCAGTCGTTAACCGCTACGTTGCTGCACTTTCCAGAACAGTTAAGAATACCTAATATATAAATAAAAATAAGCTTATTTTCTAAGAAAGGAAAAATAAATGTATCTAGCTGAGGAAATTCAAAACAAGTGGGCACCAGTCCTCGACCACGACGCTCTTGGTAAGATTAAGGACCAGCATCGTCGTTCAGTCACAGCAGTTATGCTTGAGAACACAGAGAAGGCTCTCCGTGAAGCAGCTGCTCATGGTGACTTCCAGACACTAACAGAGACATCTTCTCTAGTTCCTGCTAACCTAATGGGTGGTTCTTCATCCACACAGGGTACAGGTGGTATCGATACATTCGATCCAGTTCTAATTTCTCTAGTTCGTCGCGCAATGCCAAACCTCATTGCTTACGACATCTGCGGCGTTCAGCCAATGACAGGTCCAACAGGACTTATCTTTGCTATGCGCTCACGTTATACAAATACCTCAACCTACAACTGGTCAAACTCCAGCGGTGGTCCAGAGACATTCTATAACGAAGTCAACACTGCATTCTCAACAGTTCCAAATGCTGACGCCAACGTTGCATTCGGTGGTTTCAAGGGTACAATCCCAGGTGCCACAAATACAACACCACTAACAGCTACAAATACCTATAACACTGCTACAGGTATGTCAACAGCTCAGGCTGAAGCTCTTGGTACAGACTCAAATACTGCATTCCCACAGATGGCTTTCTCAATCGAGAAGGTTACTGTTACTGCAGTATCACGCGCCCTCAAGGCAGAGTACACCATGGAACTCGCTCAGGATCTCAAGGCTATTCACGGTCTTGACGCTGAGACAGAGCTATCCAACATTCTCTCCGCTGAGATCCTAGCCGAAATCAACCGTGAAGTTGTACGTACAGTCAACATCACAGCTGAGCCAGGCGCTCAGGAGAATGTCACGACAGCTGGCGTCTTCGATCTTGACACCGACTCAAACGGTCGTTGGTCAGTTGAGAAGTTCAAGGGACTAATGTTCCAGCTAGAGCGTGAAGCCAACCAGATCGCCAAGCAGACTCGTAGAGGCAAGGGTAACATCGTTATCTGTTCTTCAGACGTTGCTTCTGCTCTACAGATGGCCGGTGTTCTAGATTACGCTCCAGCCCTTAACTCAAACAACCTACAGGTTGACGATACAGGCAACACCTTCGCTGGTGTTCTAAATGGTCGCCTAAAGGTTTATATCGATCCATACGCTCTAGGTGGTAACTATCTAACAGTAGGTTATAAGGGTTCAAGCGCATTCGATGCTGGCCTCTTCTACTGCCCATACGTTCCACTACAGATGGTTCGCGCAGTCGATCAGTCAAGCTTCCAGCCAAAGATCGGCTTCAAGACTCGTTATGGCATTGTTGCTAACCCATTCGCTCAGGGTCTAACCCAGGGTCTTGGTGGTCGCACAATCAGCACTAACAAGTATTATCGCCGCATCATCGTTAACAACCTTATGTAAGAGTTGCTAAGTAGACCCCGTAAACAAGGGGGCGAGAAACTGGGGGGCGTTTGCCCCCCTTTTTTTATCTATGATTCAATGGAACAAAATCTCTTTTTAATCTAGTTTTTAATCTATGGCAATTAGCGCATAGAGTTTTCAAATTTTCTATATTATTATTCTTTTTATCACCATCCATATGATCAACGTCTAATTGACATGGGTGTATAGGTACAAATCCACATTCCTCACAAACCATCTTTTTATGAATGGTGTATGGTTTCCTTTTATTTTTTTCTCTGTAATTTTGTTTGCATCTCCTAGAACAAAATTTCTTATCCAATCGTCCAGATATTTCTACCTGACAATGCAAACATTTTCTGGGATAAATACTCATGCTGAACCTCCTAACAGGTTTAGAATCCGTGGGAGTTGGCGCTCCGTGACGGATATATTCTAATATTTATAAATATTAGATGTTTAATTAGGAGTTAATATGACAGCCATAGATAACACACCATCTAATAAGAACTTTCTTAGTCCACTTAACTTTAAGTTCACGATTAAGAAAGCGCCTCATGTTAATTTCTTCATCCAAAAAGTTAATATTCCTATGATATCGTTAAGACAAGTGGATATTCCTAGCCCACTAGTCAGAATGCCTATTCCCGGTGATCACATTGATTACACTAATCTCAATGTATCCTTTAAGGTAGATGAAGACCTACAGAACTATCTTGAGATTCATAATTGGATTAAGTCTCTTGGTAAACCAGAAGACTCAGATCAATACTATCAAATACAACAAAAAGATAGCTGGACTGGTGAAGGTATCTATTCAGATATTTCAGTTATGGTTCTTTCCAGCACTAAGATGGCTAATTATGAAATAGTATACACAGACGCCCACCCCGTATCATTATCTGGATTAAACTTCACTACAACAGATACTGATGTCAATTACGTAGAAGCTACAGCTACATTTAAATATACACTTTACAATATCAATAAAGTATAGTATAATACTACATTATTCATTAATGAGGTGACATATGAAACTAGAAGAAATTCTAGAACTGTGGGAAGCAGATTCCAAAGTTGATAAAACTGAATTAGGCGATGAAGCTTTAGTAATTCCAAAACTACACCACAAATACTATAGAATATATACACAAGAGCGTCTTCTTCTCCGTAAACAAGAATCGGAAATGAAGCAGCTTAAGCTTGATAAATATGAGTTCCTAACACAAGGACCAAATGAAGAAACCAAAGATAAGGGTTGGAGATTACCACCAAAGGGTATGGTATTAAAGAGTGATATTCCCATGTATCTAGAAGCTGATGTAGATATTGTGAACTTATCTTTAAAGATCGGAATACAGCAAGAAAAGATCGACTTACTGGACTCAATCATTAAAAGCATCATGAATAGAGGGTATCTAATCAAGTCCGCTATTGATTGGCAGAAGTTTATCATGGGATCTTCTTAATGGATCTAGTACAAGTAGAGAAATTCAACGAAGTATATGTAAAGGTTAAGTCTGAACCTGGCATCATGATGGAGCTAAGTGAGCATTTCACTTTTGAAGTTCCAGATGCTAAATTTATGCCTTCATACCGAAACAAATATTGGGATGGCAAGATCAGACTCCTTAACCCTATGACTGGTCTTATCTACGCTGGACTAGTAAGATATATTGAAGATTTCTGTAAGTCAAGATCCTACAAACTAGAATATCAATCAGATTTTTCCTGTGAAGAGTTTTCCTTTAAAGAAGCTAAAGAGTTCATTCTAAATATTAAACCTACAATGCAACCAAGAGATTATCAAATGGATGCATTCGTTCATGCTGTTAGGGAGAGAAGATCACTACTTCTTTCTCCCACAGCCTCTGGTAAGTCTTTTATAATTTATTTGCTCGTGAGGTATTATGCTCGTAAAACTCTTATCGTTGTACCAACTACTTCTTTGGTCAGTCAGTTGTCCTCTGATTTTGCTGACTACGGGTTTAATTCATCTAAGCTCGTTCATTGCATTTCTGGTGGTAAAGATAAACAATCAGACAAACCTATTACAATTTCCACCTGGCAGTCTATATTCAAACTTCCAAAATCTTATTTCGAACAATTTGAGGTAGTAATTGGCGATGAAGCTCACTTATTTCAAGCAAAATCACTCACTTCTATACTGGACAAGCTTACTGACTGTAAGTATCGGTTTGGTTTCACTGGAACTCTTGATGGTTCAAATACCCATAAACTGGTTCTTGAAGGCTTGTTTGGTCCTGTCAGGAAAGTAATTACAACATCAGAACTAATTGAAAAGAAGCACCTAGCAGACTTTCAGATTAAAGCTATCGTCTTAACATATCCTGATGAAGTTAGACAAATGATAGCCCGTTTAGATTACCAAGCTGAGATGGATTTCCTAGTAAGATTAGAGGCAAGGAATAAATTCATTAAAAATTTGGCTTTATCTTTGGAAGGTAATACGCTATTATTATTCCAGTTTGTGGATAAACATGGTAAAGTATTACAAGATATGGTTTCTAAAGAAGCAGGAAATAGGAAGGTATTCTTTGTTCACGGAAAAGTTGATGGTAATGATAGAGAAGAGATTAGAAGAATTGTTGAGAAGGAAACCAATGCTATCATTGTTGCTAGTTTTGGTACTTTTTCTACCGGTGTTAATATTAAGAATCTTCATAATGTTATTTTCGCTAGTCCTTCTAAGTCTAGGATTAGAAATCTCCAATCAATAGGTCGTGGATTGCGTAAATCAGATACTAAGACTTCTTCAACTCTATATGACATCTCTGATGACATGACATGGAAATCAAAGAAGAACTATACCTTGTTGCACTTTATCGAACGTATCAAGATTTACAATGAAGAGAAGTTCAAGTATAAATTGTATAAAGTTCACTTAGACATTAAGTAGTTATTTCATTCACCACATAGTGATTATACCGTAAGTTGAAATTTTAGTAAAGGAAAATATTATGGATACGGAAGAAAAAAAGAAGCCAAAGAGAAAGACAAATTATATCAATAATAAAACTCTCTATGGAGCTATGATTCATTACAAGAATGATCTGAAACAGTCTATTGAGCTTGATGCTGACAAGCCTATTGTCCCAAAGTATATTGGTGAGTCTATTCTTTTGATTTGTAATAATCTTGCGAAGAAACCAAACTTCTCAGGGTATACATATAAGCAAGATATGATTAGTGATGGTATCATGGATTGTATCTCAGCAGTTGATAACTTTGATCCAGACAAGACGAATAATCCATTCGCATATTTTACTCAGATTGCATGGAACGCTTTTCTCAGAAGAATTCAGAAAGAGAAGAAGCAGACCTATATAAAGCATAAGAACTATGAGAATAGTTTCTTACTCATGGATGTATTCGATGAGGCTAATAAGTCAGTGCATCTTAAGACTAACGAATATTCCGTTGAAATCGTGAAATCTTTCGAAGACAAGTTGACTAAAACCAAAAAAGCAGCTAAGCTAACTGGAATTGAAAAGTTTTCTATTAAGGAAGAAGAAAATGAAGAATGATCATTTAATCCCTGTTAATGTAAAGGATATTATCAGCAGATTGGGCGATAATGGATTAACGCCTAACGAGAGACTGGTTCTTATCCAGAGACTTGAGGCCATTCAGCAGTATTGCTCTGATGCACTCAAGAAGTATAACTATGTTGATCTTGGACAGGTTTATACGGGTAGAAAATGAAGATAGCTTTAATTACCGATACTCACGCTGGTGTTCGTAACGATAGTTTAGCTTTCCATGACTACAGTAAGAAGTTTTATGATAACGTGTTTTTCTCCTATCTGGATAAACACGAAATCAAAACTGTTGTTCACTGTGGTGATATTGTAGATCGTCGTAAGTATATCAACATTAACTCAGCGTATCGGTTGAGAAAAGACCTCATTGAGCCTATCGTAGATCGGGGTATTGATTACCATCAGATCATAGGCAACCATGATACTTACCATAAAAATACTAATGAAGTTAGTTCTTTTATTGAACTTTTCAATCGTTATCCTATAAATATATATGATAAGGCTACTGAAGTAGTTTTTGATGATCTTAAAATATTGTTCCTACCTTGGATTTGCGATGATAATAAGGATCATGCGTATGATCTAATGAGGAATACGGATGCACAAATTTGTTTCGGACATCTTGAAATTCAAGGATTCGAAATGTATAAAGGATCTATTATCTCTTATGGTATGGATCCAAAACTTTTTACTAGATTTGATCTCGTTGCTAGTGGTCATTATCATCATAGGTCAAGCAGCGGCAATATTCATTATCTGGGGAGTCACGCAGAGTTTACTTGGTCTGATTATAATGATCCACGAGGCTTTCATGTTTTTGACACGGAAACGAGACATCTAGAGTTTATACAGAATCCTTATAGTATGTTTAAGAAGATTACATATAACGATCAATACCACAAGTTGATCGATCAAATGAACTTAAGCCCATATAAGGAATGCATTGTTAAGGTTATTATTCAGCAGAACAATAACCAGTATTGGTTTGAGAAGTTCATAGAACGTCTAGAAAAAGAAAATCCCATAGAGATTCAGATAGTAGAAGATCACCTCAATTTAGGTCTTGAGGACGATCACGATATTATTGATGAAGCGGAATCTACTATTGACATCTTTAAAAAATACATTAGGAATTTAGATATAAAAGACGTAGAACGTAATAGACTAGAAGACAAAATAGCAGAACTATATCATGAAGCCTTAACTTTGGAGTAAATTATGAACAGACGTGATTTATTTGGGTTCTTACCATTAGCACCAGTTTTGGTAGCTGCCGCCGTTATTTCCGAATCACAAGCAGAAGAGAAGCCAGCAGATAACAATGCTAACACATTACGTCTTATGGGTATGAAGAAGAACAAAGAACCTTATTATAATGATAAGGCGATTATGTATCTTGGTAATAATTATGTCCCAGATGATACAACTCACGTAACTATGGCAGTTGGTCGTGATGGTAATCTTTGGCTTAAATCTGCTGATGGTGATTGGAAGAGAGTGGTTACGGAATAATGTCTAGAATTAAAATCACATATTTACGCAGTTGGCGTGAATGCGATTGTTGTGGTTCATATGAAGACGTTGATGTTGTGGTCACTAAGGATTATAATATAATTTACGAGGGTTGGAAGGGAGGACATTTTGGTGACGGTATTGACGTTGAAGAACCAAAGGTCATTCTCCCAAAAATCCTAGAAGCTCTTGGTCATGAAGTGATAATGGAAGATTACTATGAAGAACAATAATATCGTTAACAACGTTGTTGAACGGCTAAAGCAACAACCTATTGGCGACCTAATTACAGAAGAAGATCTGTATGATATTGTCAATCAGGCTATTCCAAAGGTATTCTTTGAGAAGCGGCAAGAAACAGAAGGCTCTGGTTATCATACCAGAACAGTTGAGAAAGAGCCTTTGATCTTTGAGATCATGCGTCAGGTTCTTAAATCTCACGTTGAACAATTGGTGAAGGATTGGGCTGTTGAAAATGCAGACAAGATTCTTGAACACTGGAAAATGGTGACTGACCAAAACATTGTCAATTACGTTGAAAAGATCCAGAATGAAAAGGTCAATAGCCAAGTTAGGGATATGTTATCCAAATTCTTGGACCAAATGAATCTGGAACGTGCTAAAATGGGACTACCGCATATATACCTATGATTTACTTTAAAAAACTCCGATGGAAAAACCTCCTATCGACCGGCAACGTATTCACAGAGATAGACCTAGCGAACAATCCAACTACGCTTATAGTTGGAATAAATGGGGCTGGGAAATCCACGATTCTGGATGCTCTGAGTTTTGGTCTTTTTGGAAAACCCTTTCGAAAGATCAACAAGCCACAGCTTCTAAACACAATTACTCAAAAGAACCTAGTAGTAGAGATTGAATTCTCTATTGGAACTATTGAGTATAAAATCATTAGAGGCATCAAACCTAATGTATTCGAGGTACATCAAAACGGTAAACTATTAAATCAATCTGCTGAGTCTAAGGACTATCAAGAGATTCTTGAGAAGCAGATTATTAAGGTTAACCACAAGTCGTTCTCACAAGTGGTCGTTCTTGGATCGGCTACTTTCCAACCTTTTATGCAATTATCCGCTCAGCAGAAAAGAGAAATCATAGAGGATCTGCTAGACCTACAGATCTTTACGACTATGAATTCTTTATTAAAAGATAAGAACAGCGAGAACGACTCAAAGATTACAAAGAACAATACCGAAAGAAAAGTTATTGAGTCTAAGATTGAACTCACCGAACAGCATATGTTTGAGATGCAGAATAACACCGGTGAGATCATTGCTGAAAAGAAGAAGCAGATTTCTAAGCTAGAAGATGAAGGTCTTGCTATATATAATGAGTTAAAGGATTATGAGGACAAGATCGCTAAGATGGAAGGTGATCTTGAAGACATTCAATCTATTAACGAAAGAATAAACAAACTTTCTAAACTCAAGCATAGAATTGAAGCTAGAGTTAATGTTATTAATGAGGAAGTTAAATTCTTCACAGAGAATACAACTTGCCCTACTTGTAAACAGGATATAGCTGAAGAATTCAGAGATAAGACTGTTAACATTAAGAAGCAGGAAATCTCTGATAACGAAGCTGGACTAGAGACTCTAGCTGAGCAATATGATAAAGAGAAACAGCAGCTATCTGTTAGCATGAATAAAGCGGCTGATGTTCATTCGTTGAAGCTAGAACGTATTAGGTGTATGGAGAGCGTTAAGGCTATCAAGAATAATATCATTCAGTTAAATAAAGACGTTGAAAAGCTCAAAGAAGTTAAGTCCATAGAAAAGGACGAACGGCTTAATGGGTTTAAACAGGATCTTGAAAAGATCGCAGAGGACTATAATCTTCTAATTGAAGAGAAGAATGTATTAAGTTCTGCTGCTGTGTTGTTGAAGGATAACGGTATCAAGGCTAAGATTATTAAGCAGTATATTCCAATCATAAATAAACTGATTAATAAATATCTATCAGCTATGGACTTCTTTGTATCCTTTGAGTTAGATGAGAATTTTAAAGAGTCAATCAAGTCTAGACACAGAGACGATTTCTCTTATGATTCTTTCTCAGAGGGCGAGAAACAAAAGATAGATTTAGCATTATTGTTCACGTGGAGAGCCATCGCAAAGATGCGCAATTCTATTAACACCAATCTACTAATTATGGATGAGGTATTTGACTCTTCTCTTGATTTAAATTCAACAGAATATCTGATTAATATCATCAGAGATATAGCCAAGGATAATAATATCGTTATCATATCTCACAAAGAACACATGAATGAGAAATTCACCAACGTAATTAAATTTGTTAAAATCAAAAACTTTTCACAGATTCAGAGGTAAGATATGGCTAAGACCAGTAAGTTAGTTAAAGAATTACAACAGCTATTAAAGAACAAAGGCTACGATCCTGGTCCAATTGATGGTGATCTTGGACCTAAGACGATTGATGCTATTAAGAAAATAGTATCTAATGTTTCCAAGCCAGTAGTTAGTAAGGCGGCTGAAGTTAAACCAGCTGTCGTGGAAAAGGCAAAAGAAGTAACACAGAAGGTTGTAGAGGTAATTAAACCAACTCCAGTTCCAGAGTTTGATGCTAATACCCTAAAGGGCAGAGAGCGTCCAGTATTTGCTAAAAAAGTCTTCATGGATCTTGGTTGGAAAGATTACCAAGCAGCTTCTATGGTTGGTCAGTTCATGCAAGAATCATATGCTGATCTTCGCACTAATATTTGGGGCGATAACCATACAGCTTATGGTATTGGTCAGTGGCGTGATTATAACAACCAGCCAGGTAGACTAACTGATCTATTCAAGTTTGCTCAGGAACGTGGTAAGCCAATCCACGATCTAGAAACACAGATTCGTTTTGCTGATTGGGAACTAACTAAAGGTTCTGAGAAGAGTCTTGGTAAGAGACTAAAGGAATCTAAAAATATTGATGAGGCGCTAGAAATAGCTATTGGTTATGAGCGCCCAAGAGGTTATACTAAGGATAATCCACGTGCTGGCCACGGCTGGGCTAACAGAGAGAAATTTGCTAAGAGCTTACTATGAAAATTGATGATCGATATTTGTTAGAGAAATGTGAAGATTTTGATTTCAAAGATCCACCTTTCGATCCGATTGAGTTCGCACAGAACTTAGTTAAGTTTATGTATGATGAAAATGGACTAGGGGTAGCAGCAAATCAGGTTGGTGTTCCATATCGTATTTTCGCCATGAGAGGTTCACCAGAGAACTTTGTTTGTTTTAATCCCAAGATTGTTCAATATGGAGAAATGGAAGTTGTCCTAGAAGAAGGTTGTCTTTCATATCCAGGTCTTGTTGTTAAAGTAAAAAGACCACAGCATATCCGTGTTCGTTTTAATACCCCTAATGGTGAAGTCCTAACTAAACAGTTTACAGGTATGACCGCTAGAGTATTTCAACATGAGTATGATCATCTAGATGGTATTCGTTTTTACGATAAAGCTAATAAATTTCATAGAGATAAAGCAATGAAGGAATGGAAGAAATGAATTATTTCCCATTTAAGGAATTACAACAAAGAGTCGATGACGCAAACGAACTTGTCCTCTTTACTATCGTAGTATTTTTAGTATATATTTGGGTAAAGTTATTCTTATATTGGGACAAATAAATGAATATCTTCTATCTAAGCGAAGACCCTGTTCAAGCTGCTCAGTGGATGGTAGATCGTCACGTAGTTAAGATGATCTTAGAATCTGCTCAGCTTCTATCTACAGCACATCGTTTGATGGATGGAAACGAAATCCTACTAGAAGTTGATATACTTCAGGAGGATGGTACACTTAAAACTAAGAAAAAGAAATGGTGGTTACTCGATGACTCTCGTGAAGAACTTATATACTCAGCTACGCACATTAATCATCCGTCTGCTATATGGACTCGCACAAGCGTCGAGAATTATAATTGGCTAGTCGATCATCTATTCGCCTTAATGGACGAATACACTTACCGTTACGAAAAGAAGCATAAGTGTTCTGGTGATCTTAGCTATATGCTACAATCACCTCCCAAGAATCTTAAAGATTGGGATATGACACCTATGCCTTCTTGTATGGCAGAAGAATATATTATTTCCGATAATCCAGTTGACAATTATCGAAACTATTATATAAAGGGTAAGGCACATCTACATAAATGGAAAAAACGTGAGGTTCCCCCTTGGTTTCAGAGTTAAAAGAAACTATAGTTTATGATGATATTATCCCCGTAGAGTTACAAGACGAATTTGAAAATACTCTGATGAATTATCCTAATTGGAGATTCATCAGAGATATGTCATATTCTAACAACGAAGCTTTTCCTTCGTATGGTTTTAATATGATGTTCAAACACCCTAGCTTTGGGGTTACGTCTCCACTGTATGAGAAAATATCAGTTCCGATAGCTAATGCTATTCTGGAAAAGAAACTTATTGAATTTGAAGATATTCATTTCAATAGATCTTTTCTACAACTCCCGTTAGCTGATAAGTTTATCAAACCACATAATGGTATACATTTAGATCTTCCACAAGATCATTATGCTTGCGTATATTATGTGAATGATTCTGACGGAGACACTATACTTTACGAGCAAACTAGGTATAATACGTTGCCTAGTTCTCAGAATGTTCCCACAGTAGAACATAAAAGAGTTACCCCTAAAAAGGGTAGAGTGGTTATATTTGATGGTGCTAGATACCATTGCTCTAGCCAACCAAGAGATAGACACCGCTGTATTATCAATTTCGACTTTGTGTGAGGTATATATAATGGTAGATATGTTTAATTCCGTAAAAGAATTTCAGACCGCAGTTGGTCAGCACGTAGGCACTAAGCCAGAGTTTCCTGATGATAAAGAACGTATTCTACGTATGAGATTATTGGAAGAAGAGTTTGATGAATACTTACAAGGCGAACAAAATCACGATCTTGAAAATATTGCAAAAGAGTTGGCAGATATTATATACATCGTTTGTGGGACTGCTGCTTCTTATGGCATTCCGTTAAACGAAGTATTCGCTGAAGTCCATCGTTCTAATATGGATAAGTTAGTTGATGGTAAGCCAGTTCGCCGTGAAGATGGTAAGATTTTAAAACCAGAAGGTTGGACTGCTCCAGATATCAAAAGCATCTTAGGGATTTAATAATGGTCAATGTGATTGTTGCTAGAGACAGATTAGATTGTTCTAAACTAGAAGGTCAATTTGTAGACGAAAGTCATTTTGACGTTTTAGTAGAAGAAGATACTGACTGTTATATGCCACCGCTTTGTGATATGCTCACTAAAGCTAACTGTGGTATGAAAGATTGCGAATCTTGCGAAGCAGGATCTGATGAGAAAAGAATCGCTTTCAAGTTTCGTAAGAACTACTTCACCAAGGAAGAGTGCGACGAAGCCTATATCGGTCTTCATGGTGCAGCAACTCAGAGCTTTAATAGAGGTCTAGCTGCTGGTCCTCGTGGATTAGAAGGCGATGATTCTAGAGAATGGGTAACTCCTTACCAGACAGCGGTATTGAGTTATTTCATCGAAGGTGGATCTAGTCTTAACTCATTCATTGGCGAAGGTGAAGTAAACGTCAAGTCTATCAGAGAGCGTTATGCTACTCTTAAGCATAATGAAGAGACTAGAGGTAGCGTTTGGCTTCCAAGTGAGATTTCTAAACATTATCCAGATACCGAAAATTGGTTCGATAGATGGGCTGATGGTTTAGATAACTATTCTCTGGAAGAAAAGAGAACGGAAGCACTACGTGTTTCTAAGGAATGGATCTCAACTACTAATTATGCTAAGCCAGTATTCTCTGGTGTTGCCGGTTGGTATGATCGTTATCCTCGTATTCCTTATGGAAGACCTACTGCTTATACCGAGCATCACCCAGAACTATTCGAAAGGGCATATCCTTTCCTACAGTCTTTGAATAAAGGTTTCAAGGAACTATTACCTTGGCGTTGGTCTAATCAGAGATCAGTAGCTGATAAGATTGATTCAAAGTTCTTAGTTCCAGATACTGTATTCACTACGATTACAGTTAACAAGACCTTTAGAACAGCCGCTCATTACGATGCTGGTGATTACCAAGACGGTCTTAGTAATCTTCTTGTTCTAGGAAGTGGAGAGTATACTGGTGGTTATCTAGTATTTCCAGAGTATCGGATAGCAGTTAATGTTCGTCCCGGTGATCTACTTCTGGTTAATAATCACGAGGTTCTTCACGGCAATACACCTATTGTTCTTGACCATCCAAAGGCAGAACGTATTTCGGTTGTGTGTTACTTCCGAGAGAACATGCTAAAGCTTAAGTCCTATAAGTATGAAAATCTACGTAGGCAGTTTGTCGAGGAACGCAAGAATAATCAGAATCATCCTAGTTGGCATCGTTTATGGAATGGTATCTCTCCAGATATGTGGAAGTCAACTGAGTGGAGAGATTTCTTAGATAAGCATAATGCTGTTGATGAAGACGGCGTAGTTAACGTAGGCTTCAAAGGGTTTGAAAGCTTCGCTTAATGAATACAATATTCGATACGTTATCAATAGACAGGAATGAGATTAAATGGGAAGATTATCTTTTCGATCTCACTCCTGTTGAAGAAGTAAATGGTATATTCTTCAAACGTGAAGATAAGTTTGCTCCTTTAGGTTATGGTGGTATTAACGGTTCAAAGTTACGCCAGTGTATTTGGTTAACTGAACAATACGTTAAGACTGCTAAGAATCCTATTGGTGTTATATCTGGTACGAGCGTAAAGTCACCACAGCTACCTATGGGATCTGCAGTAGCAGAACACTTCGGTCTTAAGAGTATTCACGTTATCGGTTCAACCAAAGCTGATATAGCTCATAAGCATGAGAATGTTAATACAGCTACTTGGTTTGGTGCCGAGTTCTACATCAATAAGCATATAGCTTATAATCCAGTATTACAGAGAAGAGTTCAAGATATTCTTTCTAAGGATGAAAGAGTTAAGGATTACTTTTATCTGGAATATGGTATCACAGTAGATCACAAAGTAAACTCACCAGAAAGAGTAGAGAGATTTCACTATGTTGGATCTGAGCAAATTAAAAACATACCAGAACATATTACCACTTTGGTTATACCAGCTGGTTCTTGTAATAGCTGCACTTCTATTCTTTACGGTCTTGCTAGATTTCGCCCTAAGAATCTCAGAGACGTATATCTTATTGGGATTGGACCAAACAAGATAGACTTCATTGAAGAGCGTTTGGATATTATTGAGAACGTATCTGGTGTTTATACTAAGCCGTTTACTAGAATCTATCATGATACTCCTAACAAACAGCAACAGTATGAGTCGGGTCTAACTTCTTTCTTTACAGATAATACATCAGATTATAATTTTAATCTGCATCATTATGATCTTCATACAACTAATTATGTTGACTACCAAGAAGAAATGCCTTATAGTTACGGTGGAATCGAATTTCATCCTACCTATGAAGGCAAGATGATGACTTACGTTAATGAGCGTATGCCTAATATTCTTGGTGAGAATACGATGGTATGGATTGTTGGTAGTAAGCCACGTAAAGAAAAGATGTATGATATGCTAAGAGGTAGATTGGGAGAGTTCCCAACTCATATTAAGGAATTTACCTATGCAGAGTGAGCAGCAGCTAGGTAGATGGTCTGAATTAACTAACCAACCAGAAATAAAAGATCTTCAATATGGTATGGACTTTCGTGAGCCACGGTATCGCCGTGAAGTCTTTCTAAGATTTTATGAGTTTCATCTTAAACATAGAAGCCATCCCGGTGGTGTATACTTTGCTTTTCCATGGTTAACGAAATACTATGGGATGGACATGGAAGATAAGTTGTGGATAGCGTTCATTAACGGATGCTCTCAGAATATTGTTACATCTTCTATGATCTACGAGAGATTCCCCAAGTTTAAAGATGTCAACGTTGATGAATTATCTGACTGGTGGGATACAGTTCATCCCAAATTTAAAGCAGGCAGTGGGTGGGATTCAGATAGAAAATACTGTAAAGTTGGAAAAACAGGATTCCCTTCTTGCGTAAAATCGTATAAAGATAACGTAGACAAATACGGAACCCAAGAGAATATGTTTGGTTGTCTAACTACTAATGACAACCAATTCTATAATTTTGGTAAGGTATGGGATCATGTAAGAAATAATTTTCTATCTTTTGGAAGATTATCAACTTTTTCATATCTTGAGTATTTACGAATCCAAGGAATTAATATAGACTGTAATAGTCTTTTCTTGGACGATATCAGCGGATCAAAGTCTCATCGTAACGGTCTGTGTAAAGTATTAGGTCGTGATGATTTAGATTGGTGGGATGCAGAGGCTTCTCAGAATAAAGGTTTTGAGGGCTATAAAAAAGAAACCATTGAATGGTTAGTTAAAGAAGGTGATACTCTTCTGTTGGAAGCTAAAGAACGGATTAAGCATCCAGACGTTAGTTTCTTCACGATGGAATCAACCTTCTGTTGTTATAAGTCTTGGCATCGTCCTAATCGTCGTTATCCAAACGTCTATATGGATATGATGTATAATAGAATCAAATACGCAGAGGAAGAGTGGGGAGATAAGTTTCAACATTTCTGGAAGATGCGTAGAGATTCTTTACCAGAACATCTTAGATTAGAAGACAATCCTGCTGATCCGGGTTTATGTAAAGAGAAGCAAAATCATTACCTAAATACAGGTCAAGTTATTATGATGGATGAAGAGTGGGATTGCTTTAAGAACGACTTTAACGATAACACTAAGAATACCCTTGAAAGGTTCTTTGGATGAAAATCTTTGCTATCGGTGGTGAGCCAGGTTCTGGTAAGTCCACTCTAATGAAAGAAATACTTAGAAAGAATGTTTTTTCTTCTATGTTTGATCAAGTAAAGTTAGTTCCATATCATCAATCAGGATTTGTATATATTCTTGGCAAGTATGAAGAAGGTCAAGTCTTCTCTGGCACAGATCGTATGTCTATGGCGGTTCAACCAGAGGCAGTGAAGTTTCTAGCCTCCCTTCCTGACAATTCTATTGTCCTTTTTGAAGGTGACCGGCTCTTCACTGCCTCTTTTCTAGAGCATTGCGTAGAGAAGTATGATACAGAAATCATCTATCTAGAGACTGATAAAACTATCAGAGAAGAAAGATATAAGGAAAGAGGCAGCGATCAGAACGAAACTTGGTTACAGGGTCGTCAAACTAAGATTGCTAATATCCTTTCCAATATGGTTTTGATGTTTAATACGGTTAAGTTTAAAAACAATAACAAAGAAGATCAGAAAGTTATTGTTGATCATATTATGAAGACTTTGGAGGCATAATGACACTAAAACCTAATATAGATACCATGTATCCATTCGCATCATCACCAACAGGTTCTGTTAGCTCTGCTGAAGAGTATAAGTTTGAAAACGGTCACACTTGGTCAGTAGGTGGAGAAGAGAGAATTAGAGTTAACGAAAGCGGCGCTCATTTTACTGCATCAACATGGCCACCTAAATATAAATATAAGGAAGACCAGATTATTGCTGACTTCCATGCCTATATAGATAAGACGTATGGGCAGCACTATATGACTGAAGAGCAGAATATAGAATGTTTCGATGTTTGGTTGGCTCTTGGTGATTCTTTACCAACTTTCCGAAACACAGCTATTAAGTATCTTTGGCGTTACGGCAAGAAGAAGGGCAGTAATAAGGATGACCTTATGAAGGTTCTTCATTATACGTTAATGATGCTTTATAACGATCATTATAAAGGTAATAAATGAGAACACTAGAACAATACGAGGCAGATAAGAAAAAGCTAAAAGAAGAGTTCGGTACAGGTATACAGTGTCCAGCTTGTGGTGATGAATTAGTTATTTCTGATCCGGGTGTTATTTTACTATCAAACCCTCCTAGAAAAAAAGTTCATTGTCCAACTTGCAAATATAAAAATACTATTACAGCATAGAAAGGTATATTATGGAAATTAAGATCCCAGTTGAAAAGTTGAGAGATAGGAAGCTATTCGTAGCCACTCCTATGTATGGTGGTGTTTGTGCAGGTATGTTTGCTAAGTCATGCGCTGACCTATCTGCTATTTGTACGCAGTATGGTATTCCACTTCAGTTTTATTATCTATTCAACGAGTCTCTAATTACACGTGCACGTAATTATTGCTGCGATGAATTTATGCGTTCCGACGCTCAGCATATGATGTTTATCGATTCTGATATCGGCTTCAATCCTCAAGACGTTATTGCTCTTATGGCACTACAGGCTAATGAGGAAGAGAAGTATGATATCATTGGTGGTCCATATCCTAAGAAGTGTATCTCTTGGGAGAAGATTAAGCACGCAGTAGATAAGGGCGTTGCCGATGAAGATCCAAACGTTCTTGAGAAGTTCGTTGGTGATTACGTGTTTAATCCGAAGGGAGATCAGACTAGTATTCCTCTAAGTGATCCGGTAGAAGTATTAGAAATCGGAACGGGCTTTATGATGGTCACCAAGAAGGCCATGCAGAAGTTCTACGATTCCTATAAGGATCAGTATTCTTATAAGCCAGATCATGTTCGTACAGAGCATTTTGACGGCACTCGTGAAATTCTAATGTTCTTCCAGGCAGAAGTAGATCCAAAGTCAAAGCGTTATCTTTCTGAGGATTATTGGTTCTGTCAGAAGGCTCAAGAGATCGGACTACGTACGTGGTTCTGTCCTTGGATGAAGTTACAGCATGTTGGAACCTATATTTTTGGCGGTTCTCTTGCTGACTTGGCTTCAATCGGTGCTTCGGCAACGGCTGATCCGGGTAAACTTGGTGGTAAAAAGAAGAAGTGAAATAACGGAGCTAAATTATGAAGATTGATGTAGATACGGTAAATGTTCTGAAGAATTTCTCGAAGATTAATTCTTCAATCGTAGTCCAAGAGGGTAATGTTCTAAAGACCATTTCTCCTACTAAGACTATCATGGCGAAGGCAAACGTCAAGACTGACTTTCCAAAGCGTTTTGCTATCTATGAGCTAGATCGGTTTCTTGCTACTCTCAGCACGTTCACTGATCCAGAACTGGATTTCAAGAATCGTCATGTTGACGTTAAGGATAATCGTCGTGTTACGAATTATCTATATGCCGATGAAAGCACCGTCATTAAGGCACCAGAGAACGAAATCAGCCTTCCAACGGTTGACGTTAAGTTTACTCTGATAAACGACGACCTGAAGACTATCGAAAAGTCTAGCGGTATTCTCAATCTACCAGATATTGTTATTACTGGTGATGGTAAGAATATCTATATCCAGGCAGCTGATACAAAGGTTTCTTCTGGTACAACTGACTCTATTGAGATCGGTCTAACAGACAAGACCTTCCGTGCTATCTTCAAGGCTGAGAATATCAATAAGATTATTCCCGGCGATTATGATGTTAGTATTTCATCTAAGGGTATCTCACGGTTCGTGGGAAATGGTGTAGAGTATTATATCGCAGTTGAAGCCACTTCAACTTTCTAATTGAAGGGGGTTTATCCCCCTTCTTCTTTATTATGGAGCGATGATATGTCTAGAAGAATGCCAGAAGATCAAATAATTCAAACTCTGTTTGGTCCAGAGGTAGTAATGAAAACATGTAATACATGCGATAAAGATCTACCAATATCCAACTTTTATTATTCTTCTCATACGTCTAATAATGTTAGAAACCAGTGCATCAACTGTTGGAAAAAGCACAATGGTCGTTCTAACTTCGCTAACGTCGCTATGTTTGAGGTGAGATAATGAATGAAGAATTTCTTTGGGTAGAAAAGTATCGACCGGCAACAATTCAAGATACTATTTTACCTTGTGAATTAAAGGCTACGTTTCAACAATTCGTAGACCAGAAGAATATCCCTAACTTAATCCTATCAGGTTCAGCCGGTGTTGGTAAGACAACTGTTGCTCGTGCTATGCTAGAACAGTTGGGTTGTGACTATATCGTAATTAACGGATCTATGAATGGCAATATCGATACCTTACGAAATGAAATTCTCAACTTTGCCTCATCCGTCAGTTTGCTTGGCGGGAGAAAATATGTCATCCTTGACGAAGCAGATTACCTTAATGCCAACAGCACTCAACCTGCACTTCGCAACTTCATGGAAGAGTTTTCCAGAAATTGCGGATTCATCCTTACGTGCAACTTCAAGAACCGTATCATTGAGCCTCTTCATTCTAGATGTTCTGTAATTGATTTTAAGATCAGCAAGAAGGCTATGGCTAAACTTGCTACACAGTTCTTCAAGAGAGTAAAATTTATTCTTGATGCTGAGAAGGTAGAATACGATCCAGCAGTTGTAGCAGAAGTTATCAATAAGCATTTCCCAGATTGGCGTAGAGTTCTTAATGAACTTCAGCGTTATTCTGCTACAGGTAAGATTGATACGGGTATTCTTGTTAACCTACAGGAATCATCCATCAAGGATCTTATCGCTCTGCTTAAAGATAAGAACTATACAGAAGTATGTAAGTGGGTTAAGAGTAACCTAGATACAGACGTAAATACACTATATAATCAGTTCTATGAAGTATCAAACGATGTATTCACTAAGAATGGTGGTGCTCAGATGATTCTTCATATCGCTAGATACCAGTATCAAAATGCGTTTTCTGCTAATCCAGAAATCAACTTTCTAGCGTTCCTTATTGAAGTTATGAAAGACTGTGAGTTCGCCTGATGACTAAGTTTCTAAATGTACTAATGGAGGAAAGAGAATCAGAGAAATCTGTTGAGACGAAGAAGAAGGAAGCATATGATTGGCGCTATGAAAATAGCATCATGAATGGACCAAAGGTAGAGATAGATGGTGATTACTCTCAGTGGAGAATCAACAATATTCTTTCCAAGCATAAAGATATTGTTCCGTTTATCAACGAAATGAATATCAATTATCAGGTTTCAAACCATATGCACTATAGCTATCTTCATGGTGCAGTTAGAAAATATCGTCGTCAGTATACAAAAGGTGAAACTAAACAGGAAAAAGCAGCTAGAGAGAAAGAACAAGAACTTATCTCCTTGATTTCTGAGCACTATAAATATAATATTGTTCGTGCTAAGGAAGTCCTAAAGATTCTCACAGCGGAGCAAATTAATGAAATAAGAAAAAGAAAAGAAAAAGGTGGAGTAAAATGAATGAATTTTTGGACTCTTTAGTAGAGGTGAAATTTGCAGAAGAAGAAGATTTTTTAAAGATTAAAGAAACTTTGACACGTATTGGTGTTGCTTCTCGCAAGGAAAAGAAATTATATCAATCATGTCATATTTTTCATAAACAGGGAAAGTATTACATAGTACATTTCAAAGAAATGTTTTTGATTGATGGAAAGGATTCTAATTTTTCAGAAGAAGATAGAGGTCGTAGAAACAAGATCGCACATCTTCTTCAGGAATGGGGTCTTTTAAAAGTAGTTGAACCAGAAAGAATTACTGAACCATTAGCATCTATGAGTCAGATTAAGATCATCAATCATAAAGAAAAGCATGATTGGACTCTTGAGGCTAAGTATAATATGGGTCGTAAGAAAAAGTAATTGAAGGAATTATATTATGTGGCCATTTAAAGTTGAAAAGAAACCAAGAACACCAGCAGAAGAACAGATTGAGTTAATCAGAAATATTCTGTTTCCTCCTACAAAAGTAGATGAGCAGTATGGAGAAGATGGTGTTTTGCGTAAATGGCAAGTAGATTATTCTGCTGATATGAATCTTTATGCGGCTTTAATAGATCTTCAAGAAGGCCATAATGATAAGGCAGTCCATAATACCATTAATGATATTCAGGATAGACTTATCAAAGTTAGAGAAATATTAGAAGAACACATGCAGCTAAGTAAGGAAGCGGATTACATAGTTGTTGAAAACTTGAAGGAAGAGATTGATGTCGATTCAAGAGAATGACATTAAAGAGATAGTTCAGCTTATCGAAAAGATGATTGATAAAAGATATCATTATCTACACGAGCGAGAATATGAAAACTACAATACATGTAGAGCTATTAACGCCGAATATCAAGTTGTCGTAGAAGAATTAATAAAAAAAATAAAAGAATTTTGAAAAAATCGAAAAAAACCATTTACTTCTAGGTTGAGTTACTATATTATAGATATATTAGAAATAAGGAGTAACGACTATGGACAACATCAATCTCCAAGTCCAAGACGAGACGGGAAACTGGCGTACATATACCGTTACTCAAAATAATTCCCAGTTAATCATAATGGGGATGCGACAGCTACAGTGGCAGTTTCCTTCGAGACGCATTCGTGCTGTTGATGATTGTGGTAGAGTAGTTGACATACTTTAATTAAATAGGAGAAATATATAATGGTAAAGACTCAGACAGATCGTGTTATTAATGCTCTCGTGACTAAGGGTCAGGCTCTAACAGCCAAGCAGATTTCAGCACGTTTCGGTGCAGCTAATCCACATGGTCTAGTTTACAGCCTTCGTAAGAAGGGTCTAAACATCAAGCTAGTTACCACAAAGGATTCTCGTGGTCGTGAGACTTCGAAGTATACATACGTAGGCTAAATAAAGTTTCGTGGGTCTGGGCGAAAGAACGCAAGACCCTAGTTGGTAAGGGAGATCACCACCCTTGGATACACGCCGTCCGTATGGAGATTTCCGGCGCAACCGGACGAAAGGCCAGCCCAAGGGGAACCGGGTCATTAAAACACAATGGGGTTTTAATGATTTTCAATCAACGGTTCTTAAACAGACACCAACACCCACGGAATAACTTTACAGGAGTTTATATGCCTACCTATTACAGGTGTAGAACATGTTCTCGTATAACTAGCTTCTACCCTTGGGGGTGTATGAAACCATTTTGTGAAGTAAAGAGAAACCTTCTTGGTGATGTTATATGGAATCTCTTTATTTTCATAGCGGTAATAAGTATAATATTCTTAGCGGCGAGTAACTTTGTTGTTAACGCTAAACTAAGAGATTTGTACGGCGTACAGTATACGGTTATTCCCCGATAGCTCAGCTGGTAGAGCAAGGCACTGTTAATGCCTGGGTCGGAGGTTCGAGTCCTTCTCGGGGAGCCAGTTAGGTTGGTCGCTATAAATAGACTCGTGTGGATCTAAGGTTAGTCCACAACTATGGAGATTAAAATGAAAAAGACCCTTATTGCTTTACTAACCGTGCTAACACTAGCAACGACTGCTGCTCCAGCTAACGCTTGGTGGCGTGGTGGTTACTACGGAGGATATTACGGTGGTTATGGATGGGGCGGTTACGGTGCTGCTATGGGTATCGGTGCAGCTATCGGCGTTCTAGGTGGACTAGCAGCTTCTGGCGGTTATGGATATGGTTACGGCTATAATCCATATTACGGATATGCTCCACCACGTGGTTATGGTTATCCTTATGGTTATCCTTCTAATGGATATTACTACGGATGGTAATCATGAAAAAGATCATTCTCGTTTTATCGTTGCTTATAGCATCGAGTGCTTATGCGGGCAACGAGATAGATGTGTGTAACGGTTGTAAGATTTATTATTCAACTCCAAGAAGAGTTGTAGTAAAGAAAACCGTTACGAGACAAGTTCCTGTTCCAGTAGCAGTCCCTGTTGCTCCGGCACCAATGCCTGTTCCTGTTGCGGTTCCAGTGGCTCCAATACAACAGCCTGTAGCTGTTCAGTATTATCCTGCTGGACCTGGACCAATCACTTCAACTATGATGGTTCCAGTAGCAGTTCCTGTAGCACCACCTCCTAGAGTTTGTGCTTGGTATATTGATCCATACGATCTGTTCGGACAGTTGTTCGGTAATCCAGATCTGGTTCAATCTTGTTGGTAAACTAATACGCCCAAATAGCTCAGCTGGTAGAGCAACTGATTTGTAATCAGTAGGTCGGGAGTTCGAATCTCTCTTTGGGCACCATAATTAGCGGGTGGGAGGTATAGTATCTCATCGGTCTCATAAACCGATAGAAGTTGGCGCAATTCCAACACTCCGCTTCCAAAAGGACACGTTATGAAAGTAGATTATAGACTATTAGTCGTTTTCAGAGTTTTATCTTTCTTTATTATTATGATTGTATTCGGTTTTATTGGTGCAGATCTATTTGGCGGTTAATGCGGGTATAACTCAGGGGTAGAGTGTCAGCCTTCCAAGCTGTTCGTCGCAGGTTCGAATCCTGTTGCCCGCTCCAAGTTGAGGGTAATATTAGGGCAAGGTCAAGCGGGATCTGCGTGGCAGGTTTCGTGAGGTGTCTAGTTTGTCTAGGTTAGACGGGGCTTGATCAATATATTATGAATCGTGATCACAAATACATGGCTTTTACTAGACGTATGGCCATAAATAATCATAACGACAATAGAGCAAAGTTGGCGGCTAGTCTTGTTATTCGTAACGAGATTATTTCGGTTGGCTACAATTCATACAAGACCCATCCTCTTCAAAAGAGATTTTCAAAGAACATAGAGGCTATATTTAAACATGCTGAAGTCGATTGTATTATTAGTGCGTTGCGCCATGTGGAACAGGAAGAAATGGCGAAAGGGACGCTCTACGTCTACAGAGTCAAGAAACTAACTAAAGATCACGTAGAGTGGTCTGATGGATACGCAGAGCCTTGTATTGGTTGTCAACAGGCTCTGCGTCATTTTAAGATTAAACGAGTTGTGTATTCTACTGACGATGATTATATGTATTGTGAGAAGATACCAACTAAGTGGTAAACGTCTCATAAACCTTATCTACAAAATCTACCTTATTCTTCACAAATATCTGAGCAGGTTCGTTATCAACAGCTATCATGATAACAATCTGTGGAATCTTAATCTTATAGATCCATTCGAACATAATAGCATAACAGCTTGACTGAATAAAGTAATCTTGGATCCACTCTTCCTTCTTTTTCTTAGCGGAAGTCTTATAATCTATAATCGACGGTATACCCTTATATTCGGCTACTAGATCGGTTCGACCCGCCGCCCGTAGGAAATTAGAGTAAAGGGCTAACTCGATCCCTAAGACGTTATCTACGTGTTCGTCTAGGTAGGGTTTTATAGTATTGAACATATCTAGATTAGATGGAATCACTCCATCTTTGTAATCTTTATTTAAGATATAATTCTCTGCCAAGGTATGCATGGCAGTTCCTCTCTTGGAAGCACGAGTTGTGGTTTTTTGAGCTTCCTCTTCACCAACTCGTTTCCTCCATTCAATAAGAAAAGATTTGTCTGCCTTTTCGGAAATAACAGTGGTTACTGATCTGAATCTCTGACCGTTTGGTAAGAAGTAATATCTTTTACCGTTTTCATAGTCCATACCAATATCATCTACTTCTGCGACAAAATTATGTTTGAATATCTTTCTGTGTGCCATCAGTCACCGTATATATTGCGTCCATACGAGAAGTTGTAATGAAGTTATTTGGGTTATTCGGATCTGGTGCTATCCAGTTAAGTGCGATTGGACCAATACCTTTCGCCATATAATAACGAGCACCAGCTGTCTTCTTACCCCAAGATTGTTGATACACCATAGTGATAATATCGGTGTATCTATCTCCGTTTGATAAAGTCATTTCTGGAATATGTGATTCCCAAATAACCGTTTGGGTTCCAGACATGAATTGGGGAGGATTAGATCTAATTGGATCCATCTTAGGAAAATTACGATAGAAGCCTCCAATCTCTCCAAATTCTCCCCAACCTATACCCGGATTCATAACTACTTTTTTGCGATTAGTAAACCAACCACCAGTTGGATAATCATCACGCCATTCCATTAACCCTTTGCCCGCCTCATAACGTAGATACCAAGTATCTACCCATTCTCCCTTTTCATTATAATCAACATAAAGTAAGTCTTTACCATCTAATGATAGAACAAACTTAACGATAAGATCTGGCATAGACTTATCTACTGTTTTGTAATGAAAGTTGTGAATCTTTCCGGGTAGTGGACTAGGCCAATAATTTGGGACAAAGAATTTATCTGCCATTATACTTGAATCCTCATCTTATCTTTAAGAATGATATACTCTTTAACGAGAGCAGATCTGACAATATCTTCAGCATTGAATTCTATGAGAGAGAATGATCTCATATTTTTAACAACACGCATGAAATCAGTTAAACCGTTCTTCTCGTGTTCTCTGGTGAAGTCAGACTGTCTGAAGTCTCCACAGAAGATAACTTTACAATTATGACCTACACGTGTGATAACGGAATCAAGTTCATGTAAAGTAGCGTTCTGCATTTCGTCTACGATAACTATGCAATCGTTGAGAGTAATACCACGTATAAAAGATGTAGACATGAACTCAACAATATTCTTATTCTTAAGGTAGTCGTATGCATCGCCTCTACCAAATAGTTCGTTACATATTGCATAATATGGTGCTTCGTATACTTTCGTTTTTTCTTTAGAGTTACCTGGAAGAAAGCCCATATCTCTAGTCGGAACAACTGTTCTAACGATTACAATTTTCTTATAAACAGATTCTGGATCGTTTAGTATTTGTTTCAACGATAGATACATTGCCATAAAGGATTTACCTGTACCGGCAATGCCATGGAGCATAAGATTCATATCTTCAGAAAACGCCTTGAAAGCCCATCTTTGGTTTTCAGTCAATGGATCAAAGTGTCTTAAGTTGAAATTTAATTTCTCTTGATAATTCTCTTTTTGTGGTTTTCCTTGTTGGCGAAGAAGTCTTTTTTCTCTACGGGTTAATCTTTTTGTTATATGTTCTTCTTCCATTTTACCTCTAAAATGTGTTGATGGTACTCCGTGTAATGCCTTTATTATTTCCCTTCTTGATATGTTTTAACAGATCACGGAAACCCTGATCAGGTTTAGCCATACCTCTGCCAGAATGGATCATAGGAGCGCCATTTACGAGTTGAGTTACATTTGGATTCTCTTCAAGGTAAACTTCAAGAGCAGAAATACTCATGAAGTCTTCATACTCTTCGCCAGTTTCATTATTAAGAAAACGATATGTGGGCATTAATCACCTGTTGAATCGAGATATGGACGCTTTACCGAAGTAGCATCCTTATACTTAGTCTTCATAGGAGTGTTCTTGCCCATGGTACCAGTGACCATGGGCGCTCCGTTAACTAGAAGTTCAACATGAGGATGATCTGCAATCTTCTCTTCCATTTCAGAGATAGACATTAGTTCTTCCCATTCTTCTCCTGATTGAGTATTACGCAGCTTATAGATAGGCATCAATCGCTATCCTTATTCCATTCGAATTGATAATCATCACCAGACTCTTCGTCTTCAACTAATGAAGAAATATCTCTGGTTCTTAATGCACGCTCAACTCTTTTAGAGTTTCGCTTGTTTTCTCTTTCACGAGGATTATCGCTGTATTCGTCGTGATCTGAATAATCGTTTTTACGAAATTTCTTTAGTGCTGATTTACTCATTCTACAATTAGCCCTGGTAGCCCTTCTTTTACGTGATTGATTGTGATACCGTTAAATGGTAACTTCTTATCCTTAATTGCACATAGAAGTTTAGCATCCTCTGGTGCAACTCTTTCTAGTAACTCCACAAACATAGACTCTCTTTTTGCCTGTGGTAGGTTATCATAGAAGCCCTTGATGTAATAACGTAGCTTCTCACACTCTCTAATGAGAACGTGTTCTTGGTCAACTAGATCGTTTGGCTTATAGGGAGGTTCGCCCTCTGGAAGTAACCATACTACGTTTGGATCAAAAGCACCCTGTAGAATGATTCTTAGTTGAATGCTATCGTTAGCTTTTATTGCGTCAATCTTTTCTTGAGTCTTCTTTAATTTAGCAACCTTTGCTAGAAACTCACATAGTCCAATCTGCATTTAATTCTCCTCAGAATTCAGAAATATATTCAGTTAAATTTTTAAGTTTATTTGCCATAAAATAGCTTAGCAATTTACTTCTATCACGATTGTTCTGAGAATTATATTCACACATAACCTTCTCATGAATTTCGCTAGGAGTATAACTAAGATCAATAAGCTGTGCATTACGATGATAGTTCCTTGATACAGTTGTTTCCATATCATTAGGATTCATAGTAATATATTTTTCAATCTTCTTTGCAGTTAATGGTCTCTGTCTTTCTCCGATAACAAAACAGTTATCTGATGAAAGAATATTTGGAACACCATCGCCTGAGTCGCCCTTCATGATATGCTCTTTTAGGAACCTATCTGGATCGTCGTGAGTGATCCATTTCTTTCTGGTAGGGTCATACTGTTTAACATTAGCATACTTGTGCAACTGGATGAAATCCTTGTCTCCTGACAAGATCAAAATCTTTTCTCCAGTATTTAGGCTAGAACCAAATTCTTCGACAAGTGTGCCAATAACATCATCAGCTTCTGCAGACTCAATATCAATTACCTTATAAGGAAAATATTCTTTGAGTTCAGATCTAATCTTATTCATACACTCGAAGATATTCTTCCAGTCTAGTTCTGAGGCTTCTATGTTCTTCTTACGATTGGCTTTATAGTATGGGAAGATCTTTTTGCGCCAATAGTTTGTATTGTCACAAGCGATAACCATTTCGCCATAGTCTTCTTTGAATTTAACTCTGTAGGATCGAAGAGAGTTGAGAATCATATGGCGAACCATATTCTCTTCGAGTTGTGCGTTAGTGTGGTTTCCCAACTGCATTAGTAGGTTGGATAGCATCACTTGATTCAGATCAACGATAATCACGAAACACCTATTCTTCGGTTTCTTCAGCTTCTTCTGGGTCTTTTAAATCTAAACTGATTTCATCTACTATTTTATAAGGAGAGTTCTCGTCAGTTGGTTCTTCGAATATGTTATCAGCTATAACTTGAAACGGATGAAAGATCTCATATTGTTTACATAGCAACGATCTAATTGCTTCAATTAGAAAAGCCCCATCTTTGATATCCTCATCAACATCATCAGCTAAACCAAATCCTGCTATATCTAAATGATTAAAAATGATAGGAGCAAGATTTAATATAGTTTCTTGGATATGATATTGACGCATCATATCCATATTGTGATGTATATCTTCTAGATTTGGTTCCTTAGCAGAATTGTTATGCTGCTTAGGAAATGTAATAACGTTATTTGATTTTCCTGACAAGTATATTACCTTATTCTATACTGAACGTAAAGGTATTTATTCGTGATGATACACTACATTACTACCTGAACCATAAAATTGAAAGTCGTAAATTCTGCAATCTTTATGATTGGTATAGATAGCACCTTCCACAGCTGTTCTTTTATTTTCTGGAACGTAGAAAAGAAAGAATCCACCGCCGCCTGCGCCTAATAGTTTACCACCAATCGCTCCAGCGTTAATAGCCGTGGTATAGATTTGATCGAAATAGTCTTGAGTGATATCTTCACATACTGTTTTCTTTTCAATCCAAGATTCATGAAGTAATTCACCAAACTGATCTAGCTTACCTTTATGAATAAGATCCATAGCAGTATAAGCTTTTTCCTTTTGACACTTTACTTTATTGAACTTTTCAATATCAATAGTCATAGCCTTTTGCTGCTTCTGAAGAATGTTATTAGCATTTCTTCCTCTACCAGAATAGACTAGCATAAGGTTCTTTTCAAGCTTGCCAACGTTCGGATTAGTTAAGCGAACTTCTTCAACATCAACTTCGCCGTTTCTCTTAAACTTTAGAAGATTGAAACCACCGAAAGCAGCTGCGTATTGATCCTGCTTACCGACAGGATAACCGCACTTTTCCATTTCAATCTGACAAGCAATCTCTGCTACGTATCTACGAGTGCTATTATCATATTTGGTAGTGGATAGTGCCTTCACTAGACCAACAGCAAAGGCAGAAGAACTACCAAGACCAGACCCCTTAGTTACAATATCTGAGATTGATGCAACCGTAATCTCTTTATTGATATCATAATACTTTAAAGTCTCACGAGTAATAGCGTGCTGCATCTGCTCAATATCGTGATGTTCTTCTACGTCATCATACATACAACGTACGCCCATATGGGGAACTTTGTGAGCAAAGACATAGATAAACTTGTTAATCGTTACGGAAAGGGCGGCACCGTCATCCCTTTCATAGAATGACGGCATATCGCTACCCCCGCAAAAGAAACAAATACGTAGCGGAGTTCTTGTTAAGATCATGATTATGTCCTATAAACAAACATCTTTTCTGGGAACTTTCTAGAATCAGCATCTGGATACTGATTGACTAGATCCTTCAGCATATGGTTCCACTTGTTCTTAATAAACTCAATGTTATAACGGCTATCAACAAAAAGCTTATTAAACTTAACCATATTAGTTTGGTTGTTATCTCTAACAAGCTGAATAGCAGCATTTAGATTACCAGCAAACATACTAGCGTGAAGGTTCTTATCTTCCATATTGCCGTGGTACATTACGTTTAGCCCACCGGAAGTTTCTGGTAAAGCGCCAAGATTAGGATGAACACATACCAGACCAGCGGACATAGCTTCGAGCATGGCTCTGCAGGATGTTTCTGTCCAAATAGAGGGGTAAGCAAAGATATGAGCCGAGTTAAGACTTTCTCTGAGTTGATCATTGGGAGTAAAACCGTGATAGGTCATCTGTGGATGATTACGGATTCTATCGTATAGAGGTTCAAACTGAGCATCCACTTCATCCCAACCGTAGATCTTAAACGATGAGAATACGTCAAGATGAATATCTGACTGATCGGTTGCTAGAAGCTCGAAAACAGGGACTAGAATTTCTAATCCTCTTTGCGGGGTAGACGTATAAACTAGTCTAATCTTATCGCTAGGCTTCTCTAGAACGCTTTCGGGGGCGGGATCGATACCCGATTCTAGGATAATAGATTTATTATCCATAGGTAGACCGTGAACCAGACAATAACGCTGATACTGCCAGTTAGAGATAAAGACGAACTTATGGTATCTGTCTCTCCAAGCTGGATCTCTAAACTTAGCAGACTCTGGATCTTCTGGTAGATCATGACACCAGAAAATTCTAATCTTATCTTCTTCTAGTTCACGCTCACGAGAACAGATAATCTGACAATTATCTAGAAGATCCTGATCTAGAATGTTTGCTAGTTTACGCTTAGCAAGCTCAGTTCCTCCCTGAGCCTTTTCTGAAATCTCGTTTTCTTCAAACCCCTTCATTATACTTCAATCCTATATCCTGATGCCTTAGCATCGTTATAAAACATCTGAACAGTTTCCTTAGAGAAATCTGTTAGGTTCTTACCCTGTAGATTTAGCTTCTTAATCTGATCATGAAGCATCGTAATAATATGACAACCTGCTTCGTCAGCCATCTGTAGATGATAGATCTCACGACATGAAGCCCAAAGAAACTTGATCTTATCAAACTCTGCTGGTTTGTTATTTGCTTCACCAATACACTGCTTAGTCCATGTAACTGGATTACGTAGTGTATCAGCAACACGACCAGAGAAGATAGAAATAATAACAGGAACGTCTGGATTATTAATATGCTCTAATATATTATGAGTTTGGTTAGGAGTAAAGACTGCGGTTACGTTAACTTTAACACCTTCTTCGTTAAGCAAACGAATCAAACCATAGTTTGGTTCGCCTAACGTATTTGTAACTGGAATCTTTACGAATACATCATAGTTATACTGCTTGCCCCATTCAGCGATCTTCTTAGCCTGTAGATACATATTGTCTGTATCGTCAGCAAATACCTCAAGAGAGATATTTGTGCCAGGGCGAAGGAAAGCCAACTTGTCAATAATAGATCTGGCAAAGTTCTCGTAGTTAGTAATACCAGCTTGACGCATTAGAGTTGGATTAGTAGTGAATCCTGTGACTCTTGGATTCTCAGCAGCCTTTAGAATACCCTCAAAGTCTGCACCATCAGCGTAAATCTCAATCATTGTCCACCTACATTCTGTTCTATAATATTAGCAGCTTCAAGGAGATTCTTAGCATAAAAGTCTGGTTTAATATGCAAGTATTCCGAAGGTGCGTTGTATATTTCACCAAGGTATATAGTCTTTACTCCGGCATTATGTCCGGCAACAACGTCACGCCAAGTATCGCCAATCATCCAGCTACGTTCTTTTGTAACGTGCCATTCTTTAACGATCTTATCTAGCATACCTGATTTTGGTTTATACTCTTCTGTGCCACGAGTTCTCGCAGCCTGAATGGTATCAACGTTTAATTTATTCTTAATGAGAAGATGAATAGCATCCATCGTCTCTTCTGTTGTATAACCATCATCAACGTCTGGTTGATTAGTTACAACATGAAGAGAGAACCCAAGCGAACGCATCTTCTTGACTGCCTCTTCAACTCCATCGATGAAATCGAATTCAGCGTAATACCAAGGACAAACGTGCTTTGGGTCTTCTCTACCGTGAACTAGTTCGTTAATTGTACCATCACGATCTAAGAATACTGCTTTTACCATTTTGTGGCCTTTACCTGAAGAACAGGATTAGATACTAAGCAATGCCAAACTACTGCTTGGAAAGCTTCTGAGTGAGGTGTAACTCTTTCGGCGTATAGCGGAGGAACAACTACAACATTATCACCCTGAGTTGCAGCGTAACCGTCTTTTCTACCAACGATACCTAGAACCTTTGCGCCGTATTCTTTTGCTAGATCAATAGCATTGATTAGCGCTAATGATACGTTCTTCTCTTTATTACCACCACCAACGGATAGAATAAAGATAGCGTCACGGCTACAGAAATGACTTGTCTTTAGATACTCATTGAATATAGTATCAAAGCCTTCGTCGTTTGTACGAGCAGTTAGTTCTGATACGTTATCGGTTGGACATAGAGCATCAACGCCACATAGCTTACGAAGATCGTTAACCATATGGGATGCATTACCAGCAGATCCACCAACGCCTAATACGAAGATGCGACCTGCGTGATCTCTAATATCCTTGATTGTCTTAGCTAGTTCTTCGATCTGATTCTTATCAATAGCATCAGAGATTACTGAAACTTCTGTGAAGTAATTATCGGTATGACTCATTATTGACTCTCATTCTCAATTCGCTTGATGAATAACCATGTCTACGCTCAACATAGACCAATTCGATCTTTCTTTCTTCGCAGATCTCTTGGCCGTAAATTAACTGACCCTTATACTCTTCGCCAAGAAATCTCTTTCTGACTTCTAGAACGCTTAACATATTAACTAGGTCAAGTTCTGTTTCGTAAGGAATAATCTGATCAACCCAACGGCAACCTTCTAGTTGAGCGTAGCGTTCAAATACGGTTTGGATTGGTTTATTCTTGATGGCGGGGCGGTCAATCGTGGGATCAGTTTGTAACCCCACGATTAGGTAATCGCACTGTCTCTTACAAGTCTCTAGCATAATAGAATGACCTGCGTGGAACAAATCAAAAGAACCAAAAGTGATTCCTATATTACGTCTATAGCAATCCTTTTCGGTCGAATAAGGATAAGCTTCAGGTATAGCAGTAGTACAATATCCAGTATTTAACATAACGAAGTTCCTTTTATTAGGCTTGACGCTCTAGGAAGTGATGATTAACTCTCGTTGGCAAGAAATAATCATCAACAAGCTGAAGAACAACCTGCTGATCGAAAGTCTTACACGAAAACACATCTAGGTAAATATCACCTGATTCGTCACAAAGGTGAGCGCAGATGTTACTCGTCTCAATGAGCTGAATTAAAGTATAACCAGCTTTATTTCCTTCACCAAAGTGAATTACTTGTGGCTCCCCATAGGCAACCATGTCGATTCTTTTTACTAATTCTTTAGCAAATTTAGTAATTGTTTCTGCGTTCGTAACTGCTTCTCTATTGCAGTCTCCAGCATTAACGATAAGGTGATAACCCCAGTAGGCGTTTTCGCTCATTCAATTCTCCTGAACGTTAGCGTTAAAGATGTTATTTATAACATTAAAACGCATCAAGAAATTCTACGTATTCGACGTTCTCAATACGGAAAGACTTCCATCCTCCGTTATCAAGATCCCATACGGCTACGGTTTCCTTGTTCTCAGGCTTATTGTGCATTTCGTCTAAATGCTCATGAATCGTCTGAGGTGGCAGAAGGTCTGGCTTGAGAGAGCAACGAAGCTCTCTCTTATCGCCATTTACCTTTGTGAAGTAAACTCTAACAGCGTTACTCTTTAAGTCTCTGATGAGATTATCACGATCAAAGGTTACTTTAGCCATCAGTTAGTCTCCAGTAACAAAGAACCGCTATTTGAATCTGTTACTAGATGTTCCTTCAACTGATTGAAACCACCGATGTTGAAACCATCGATTACAATCACTGGAAACGTCTTAGCTTCTGGGAACTTTGATAGAAGGATCTCACGAGTAAAGTCCTTATCCAACTTATACTCAACGAAATCTCTACCATGAATCTTAAGAAGCTGCTTTGACTGTTCACAGAAAGTACAGTTATCCTTTGAATAAATCTCAATACCCATATAGATAATCCTCCCAATATTCTTCTACATCATCCATGTTTGCTGGATCGTAACCTCTTTCAAACATGTCTGCGTTTACGAGTAGTTCTAAATCGCTGAATGCCATTTTTTATTCCTTATTTTGAGGAACTGTATTATAGCCTTTTTTCGGTAGAAGAAAAGCCTTTATTTGGTCTTAACATAGCTTGCTTTGATGTTTTTCTTCTCTAGAAGTTCAAAGCCACGTGGGAACAACCAATCCTGCTCTACGATCTTATCGTGATCATACATCCAGATATCATCGAATACGAATACTGCTCCAATTGGTGCACGCTCAGCAAAGAACTTGCATTCAATATCTAGCGTCTTGTTATCGTGAGGACCATCGAAGAATACAAAAGCATATTCATTCTCTAGCTTCTTCTCATCGTTATACACTGGAACACCATCATGATAACGCTTGAAAAACTCTGTATCTTCTAGGCAGAAGAATGTAAAGTTTAGACCGGCATTATATGCATAAAAGTATAGTGAGGGGATAATACGATTACGCATGTTATTATCGTAATCAAAACGCTGAGGGGAAGTAAGTTCCTTAGACATCTTATCGCCTTCGATCTGACGATCTGGATTATGGATAGTCATATTAAGATTTGTACATTCAATCTCAATATTACCATAAGGATCGATACAGAACATAGAACGATTTTTATTTTCTAGATAATCAATAATCATCTTAGCAGAACCACCACGACGAGTTCCAATCTCTACGATTGCTCCTGGTGTTGAACCTACCTTCTGGACTGCGTTTACTAGAATCTCATACTCTTGTGAATCCGTACCAAATACTTCTTCATCACTAAAACGAATAATAGCCATCATTTCACTCCGTTATAACCAATACCACAATGTTTTTCTCTAGCTGTCTGTTTGTTCTCTAGTGCTACTAGAATCTTTTTCAATAATGTAATCATCTTAAACTCCCATAAATGCTTTTATCATACCGCCAGTATATAGTAGTAAGATAAAAGCTTGAATTGTAATCAAAGAAAGTTTTTTCCAATGCAAAGCCATAAGTAACCAAAGAAAGTTACCTAGTGCACTCATATATATGTTAGCGGGATAAACATTCCATGAAGTAAGAGCTACAGCGATAATTAAAGTTATCGTTGCTGCCCACTCAATAGAAATCCACAATTTGGTCTGCGATACCATATTTCACTGCCTCCTTGGGCGTCAACCATACATCTTCTGGTGGTAACAGAAATTTCTTAATTACTGCTTCGGTTTGACCGGTGCATTTCTTATAATGATCGATAATACGTTGACTTGTATTATTAAACTCTTTTACTGATGCGTGGAGTTCGTGTTCTTTACCGATAGTTCCCCATGAGAACTGATGCGATAAGATCGCAGTATTTCGGGTAATGTAACGATGGCCTTTTTCTCCAGCCATAAACGTAAGTAAACCACAAGAAGCAATCTCACCAAGTCCATATGTAAATACTGGAATCTTTGAACCTTTGATGGTATCAATTAGAGCAAAAGCTGAGGGAACTTCTCCACCGGGAGAGTTGATGATAAATTTAATTTGTTTAGGACGATCTTTTCGCATTAGGTTTCTGGCGAGAA